CACCACCACCACCACCCGTTTTTGCTGTTCCATTTGACGCTGCCGCAAGAGCTTTTCCTTCCGTATATAATCCGGTCAGCTTTTTAACTTCATCGAACAGCTTCGCATCATGAACAAATATACTTCCTTTTTTTAGCCCATGTCTCGCCAAATCTATCATGGTGGAAGTAAATTTCTTATCATCAGTATTTTTAATTTTAGTGGCCTCAGATTTTTTATTTTTAGGAGATTTGATAAAATCTCTCACAGAACTTGTAATTTTTTTAACTTCTTCTAATGTCTTTTTAAAGTCTCCGGATAGCCTTTGCATGTCCTTCATCAAAGCGTCTGATGTTGGTATATTTTCATTTTTTTTATTGAAGGGCTTTGCTGGACCTGTATTTTGTTTAACTAAAGATGCAATTAGTCCACGAAGATCCTGTGCATTTAATCCCGAATCAATATTTCTTCCAAGGTCATCTATCATTTATTATTTTATCTAGAGTTGATTACAGAACATATATATCATTATAATAGTTTATTTTGATTCAAAACCTATACATAATATACTGCTTTAAAAATAAGATTTTGACACTATATATCTAGACATCTTTAATTTAATATAATATGAAAACATTTTTAAATTGGCTAGAGGCTCGTTCGGCAAAACCCAAACCCTTGGGAGCAACACTGCATAATTTATATAAGTCTATTGGCACTGGGGCTTGTGGCGGTAAACCATGTAGTATCGTAGGATCGAAACACATCGATTTTTATAATCTCGATAATAAAGATAAAAGCTCTTTTACAAAATTACCAATTAATGAAGCTGAAGTTTTAGTTGAAAATAGATTTATTCAACAAATAAAAAATCCTTTAATGATTAAAGAAGATATAGAGGGAGTTATTTCAATTCAAAGTTTAAATGGGAATAATATCGGTCCCATAGAAACCTTTATTAAAAATGTGATAGCCCCAGAATTACGACTACCTCTTTCATCTTTTACCTTTAAGTCACAAAATAATTCTGGAGCTTCATTGCAAGATGATTTTAATAAAAACGGTAGGGTTATTATTAAAATTATTTATAGGGCTCCACAAACTATATCCGCCCCGTAATTCGGAGAATTTTTACCTCGCCACCAGAAAATCGAATGGTAGGAAAAATTTTCAATCAAGTACTATATTAATATGAGATTCGGGACGGAATCTTTGTACCTCAGTACTAGAAGCCAACTCCCTTTGGGGTCGGAGCGTTCACTCAGAATAATCTATATTAACTTAATTATGAATAAAAATATCACAATTGTAACGGGTCTTTGGGACCTCAACAGAGAGAGTTTGGACGGTTGGGCACAAAGAAATTTCAACGACTATAAAGCTAGATTTTTTGAAATGCTTGAAGCCGATGTTCAAATGTGTATTTGGATTCCAAAATTTTTAGAACAAGAAGTATTGGATAGAAGAAAAGATAAACCAACAAGAATATATTTTAAAGAAAATGAAGACTTCAGGACTTGGAATCCATTCTTCGATAAGATACAAGAAATAAGAAAAAATGAGGAGTGGCTATCTAGAGCTGGTTGGTTGAGAGAATCTCCCCAAGCTGCATTGGAATTTTATAATCCAATGATGTTTACAAAAATGTTCATGTTGAATGACTCGACTATTTACAATCCTTTTAACTCTGAGTATTTCTTTTGGATAGATGGTGGATTAACAAATACTGTTCATGAGGGAACTTTCACACATGATAAAGTTCTTGATAATCTTGATAATTATTGCAAGGTTCAAAAGAAGTTTGTTCACATAACATACCCATATACAGCCAACGATGAAATACATGGTTTTGAAAGAGTTGGCATGGCAAAGCACTGTGGAGTTGATTATGTTGATTATGTTGCAAGAGGAGGATTTTTTGGTGGCAAAAAGGAAATAATATCACAGCTCAATAATCTTTATTACGGTGTTATGGAATCTACCCTCAATCAAGGATATATGGGAGCAGATGAATGTCTATTCACAATACTTTGCCATAAACATCCAAATTTAATTCATAGATACGAAATACCTGGTAATGGTTTGGTCTATCCTTTCTTTGAACATCTTAAAGAATTTACAAATGAAAAAGTAAAAGAAAACAAACTGATCACTCAATCAGACACAGACAATACTGCTCTTTATGTCATAACTTTTAATAGTCCTAATCAATTTAGAACACTATTAAAAAGTATGAAAGAATATGATTCTGATTTTCTAACCAAACCTAAGAAAAGGTTTCTACTTAATAACTCTACTGATTTATCAAAAAATGATGAGTATATTAAATTGTGTGAAGAATATAATTTCGAACATATTAAAAAGGACAATTTAGGAATCTGTGGCGGCAGACAATTCATAGCAGAACATGCCGAAGAGAACGAATTTGATTTTCATTGGTTTTTTGAAGATGACATGTTCTTCTATTTAAATAAAAATGAACCTTTGTGTAAAAATGGATTCAACAGAATAACCGATAGTCTTTATTCAAAGTCAATGGAAATAATTGGTAAGGAATTTTTTGATTTTTTAAAGTTGAATTATACTGAGTTCTTTGGAGACAATGGAACACAATGGAGTTGGTATAATGTCTCACAAGATGTCAGAGAAAAATATTGGCCCAATAATAAAAAATTACCTCAACTTGGAACTGATCCTAATGCCCCTAAAACTATTTATAAGCACGTAAGAAGTCATCGGGGTGTTCCATATATTGATGGTGAAATTTATTATTGTAATTGGCCGCAGGTTGTTTCAAGAGAAGGAAACAAAAAAATGTTTCTTGAAACAACATGGAAATATATGTATGAACAAACTTGGATGAGCCATATTTACCAAGAAACTAAAAAGGGAAATATTCAAGGCGGTCTTTTGCTTATAACCCCAACCGAACACAATAGATTCGACCATTACTCAGCAGATTTAAGAAAAGAATCTTGATTGAAATAGATTAACTGATATAATAAAAAAAAGGAAAAACAATGAGCGAAAAATTATTGACTATTGGTATGGCCACTTATGATGATTATGACGGAGTGTATTTCTCTTTGCAATCACTTCGAATGTATCATGAGATATGCGCCACCGATCAGGTTGAATTCTTGGTAATAGATAATAACCCCAAAGGCAAACACGCAGAAACTGTCAAGTCTTTTGTAAACGGTTGGGCCAGAGGAAGATATATTCCTTACGAGGAGAAGAAAAGCACTGCTGTAAGGAATGAAATATTCAAACAGGCCCAAGGCAAGTATACCATATCAATGGACTGCCATGTCTTGTTTCAAAAGGGCGCAATAGAAAGTCTCCTCAAATACTACGAACAAAATCCTGATTGTAAGAATATAGTTCAGGGGCCTCTTCTTTATGATGATCTTAGAAATGAATCAACAAGTTTTTCTCCAGTTTGGAATCATTCCATGTATGGAACTTGGCATACAGATCATGAAAATTTGAAGAAAGGCGAGCCTTTTGAGATCCTAATGCATGGCTTAGGTGTTTTCTCTTGCGAAACCAAAAATTGGGTTGGATTCAACCAGCACTTCAAAGGATTCGGTGGTGAAGAAGGTTACATACATGAGAAATTCAGAAGAAATGGAGGCAAAGCAATTTGCATTCCTCAATTAAAATGGGTTCACCGTTTTGGCCGACCCGAAGGTGTCAAGTATCCATTAGTTTTAGAGGATAGAGTTTGGAATTATTTTGTAGGTTGGCTTGAACTAACATGCAACCCAGATCATGAAATGATTAAGGGAGCATATGATCATTTCAAAGACAAGATACCCGCAGGAAGTATAGATAAAATTCTTGAAAATGCCAAGAAAACAGTCTTAGAATCACCAGGCTGATGTTGAATACATCTTTCTCCACCTGTTGACTTTATTATCAGAAAGTCCGCAAGGTGAAGAAACTGCTGGATAATTATTTCTCTCGGCCTGATACATTCCAACTAGATGGGCGATGTCATCAACTTCTCTGGGCTCCCAGCCAGCAGATAGCAGAGCAAATTTTACCTTTTCCATGGGATTATCTTTTACAACCCAAGCAGAGGTAAGAAATCTGTCGTTGTATGCTTTTTCTGGCACATCTAACGATAAATTATCCATTGGATAAATTGTATTTATTAGTCCTGTGCTGTTATACATATCTAAATACTTTTTATCATTCACTTCTGGGTTTTCAAGACCAAGAATATATTCTCTTTTATAATTCTTGTTTACATCGTTTATCTTGGATAAAGATTCAATATGGTCCTCGGGTAATTCTCCATTTCCATATCGAGCTTGCATTCTTAAGTATCTGTGTGCTGTTACTGGATCTTCATCTACTCTTTTTGAGAACTTTCCAATAGAAACTATTTGTCCGTTCTTTAAATGATGGGCTCCACCGTACACGTCAAGCAACTCTGTATTTTCACCTTCACTATTTTTCAAGGGGATGTACATTGCATTTATTGTAAAGTCTCTAGAGGCTGCGTCGTCTTCCAAACTTGATGTTGCAGAGAAACCATCGACATTTAGATTTCTGTTTTTTATTGATTTTGATAATGGGGATAGTTCATAGCCTTCTCCGTTGACAACAACTGTGAATTCAATTGGTTTATTTTTACTGTCTCGTCTGCTTGGAAAAAAACTTTTATTTCCTTTAGGGTTTTGACTTTCTTCAAACCCATTTCCCTTTAATATTAATTTAATTTCACTCGATGTTGCATCTGTAACGAGGTCGTAATTTCTTGGAGTCTTTCCTTTCAAGTGATCACGAACAGCTCCGCCAGTCAGGTAGAGAAGCTTCTTCTTGAGCTTTGGTTCAACTTCTCCATTTGTTTTATCCATTGTTGTATAGCCGACACCTACCTGAGGACTATTTTCAAATGCCTTGACAAGTATTCTTAAATTGGAATGGCTATCTTTATCGATTACAAATGGTTGAAAATCTTCCGCTCCTTGAGCTTTGGTTAGTTTGACTTTTGAAACTACCGGAATGTTATTCTCTTTGTATAATATGTAATCTTGAAATTTTCCCATTTTTTACCTTTTGTTGATATTGTTATATATTGTTTAATCTCATTTTTTCACACTGAAGGACTTTGTATTCCCAATTTATATAATAAGTAGGAAGCAACAACTACCCAAAATATTTTAACTACAAAGTCAATTAGTTGATCCCAATTCTGTTGCGATCTTGATGTTCTTAGATTTATTCCTTCCATCTTGATTTCAAATTCTTGAATTTTTTTTGATAAAGAATCAATATCAGACGACATTTCTTTAATTTTATCTTCAAGATGCTCGATTTTATGTTCGGCCTTCCCTAGATTTCCAGATTGATTTCTTCTTTTTTCTACCATTTTTTGTTATATGTGTAAACTTTATAGACTTTCACTAATATATATAGTTATGGAAAATCAAGATAAAATCATAATAAGCGAAATAGATGACGCCAAAGAGCTAATTCCACAGATGAATGTGGACCTACCATCTATTCAGGGTCAAAATGATCTTTCTCATATAGTTTCTGATGAAGAACTATCTAGTGTTTATAGTGAAATACTGGACAATATTAGAGAAGATAGAAAACAAATAGACGAATTTATAGGAAATTTTGCAGATCTGGTAATAAATGAGGGAGACAGCACCAGCGCCAGCAAAGAAGCTCTTGTGAGCCTGGTCAAGATAAAAAGCGATGTAGCGGATAAAATGGCAAAAATGGCCGATTTGATGACAAGAATAAAATTAAAAGATAAAGACACCTTCCCTAAATACTTAGCAGCAAATCAAAACAATACAATCAATATAAATTCCGGAAACAATAAGAGACAATTATTAGAAGCAATAAACAAAGCAAAGAAAGAAGCAAAAGATGAAAATTAATACCTTGAATTGGTTTAACGAAGAGCTTGGTAATCCCGGTGAGGTAGCCGGTGGTCAACCTCCTGCAGACGCCACTGGCGGTAATCAGGTTGTTATGCAAAACAACAACCCAGAAGTACAACCCGAACAAGCTCCTGATGAAGCCCAAGAAACAGAGACGGAGCTACCCAAACAAGATTCGCAACAAGATATAGCACAACAGGAACCGCAATCACCCGATGTCCCAGAAGAGCAAAACGAGACAGAAGATTTTGAAACATGGAAGATGAGCTATTTTAAAGATCTGGTGAAGGGCGATACTAGTCTTTTGTTAAACAATATTCACAAGATAAGAGATTTTGATCTGGATGTTTATCCAAGAAAGTTCGTCGAAGATAATCTACAGATTCTTTTCTTAAGACAAAATTCAAATATAGAAAAGGTAGGCAAAGAGGTAAGAAAATCTATAAGACAAGAATTGGATAATAATAACCCATCTGTGTCTTTAGTAAACCATATGTTTACTTCACTTCAAAGTTCTCCTGATTTAACTAATGTGTTCATTAAGTTGAAAGGTACTCTTGGAATGAAGAGCGACCTCCACAGAAAATATTTGGCCTCATTATTGGGAGCTGCTCAGGTTGGGAGTGGAGGCAACTCAGAAGATATTATATACAACGAAAGAACCTACTCTATTAAGGTATCGACAAGATTTAATGAAAAATGGGGAATGATAGATTTAGGAAAATGGTCCTTAAGAGAAGACGATCCAGAAAGGTTCTTGGAAGATCCTGAATTAAAAAGACTCGAAGAAGGTAGCCCAGAAGAAAGAGATGTTCTTAGAAGAAGAGTTATAATGGAAGCTATTGCCGATAACTTTAAACAAAGATCTTTTGTTGTAAATGTTGTTGGAACAGATGGAACTGTTTACTTTTTAGGTTTGGACCTTGGAAGCTGTCTGAGCACAGCTTATGCAGATGGAAAGCTATCCGTGAGAACCATTCAATCTGAAAATAGCGAAGCCATGATAGGTGACGATGGAAGTGTAGTTCCATACGTAGACTTAAAAGTCAAGTATTTATATGATACCGGAGAAGTAGATGAGAATGGATTTCCGAAAAAAGGTGAATCTGATTTCATGGAGAGAATAGATGGTGTTTTATTTGTAACTGCTCAACTAGATACACTTAAGCAGGCTGCTTCAAGTTTTCCTGGTGTTATTATTAAGGAGCTTCCTTTTAATGGCAACCCCTCAGACTTGAAAGTAATACAAAGATGTGTGCCTAGCGCTGCTGAAATAATTTTAAGAAACTGTTAAGGATTACAAATGTATAAATTTTTTGATTATATTAACCAATCGGAAATGCAGGCTCATAGAAAACTTAAGATAATAAGTGATCTATTAAAAAGTCAACAAATAAAAAATAAACTATTTAACTCTGATCAAGAGCCACATATTTTTGTTTTTTCGACTAATCCTGACACTTATTTCCAAGGAGTCAGGGTATATCCAATTGCTAATTCTGTGGCATTTAAGGTTCAAAATAAAATAAATACTCATCCTTATGGAAAACCATATTTATTAGACTTTGAAAAAATGTATAATAATCTCATGGGTCAAAAAGACGCATCAGAAGAAGATTGTGCTAAAAGCATAATCGACTACATATGCACAGAACTTAAAAAGTTCTTTACAATGAGCGCTAAATATCAATATGAAAAAAATCCTGAGAATATCAAACTGATGGTCAGATCTCAAGGAACAGACTACTCGACTAAGTTGTTTGGTGGTGCTTCTGGTGACTATTCTTCTAAAGTTTACAACGGGTATTAAAAAATGATAAGTCTAAACGATTATAAAAATTCTAAAAGTGTTAAGAGTCTAGTACAGAAAATGTTTGAAGCACGCCAAGTTGCTCACGTAATTCACCTTCAAACAAAAAGCTATAGTCAGCATAAGGCTTTAAATGGTTTTTATGATGGTATTTTAGACCTAGCCGATACTTTTGTTGAAACCTATCAAGGACAATATGGAATACTGAGTGGCTACGGAGACGTTAGTATTTCTTCTGATGTTGATATTGAGGAATATCTTCAAGACTGCGCAAAGATATTTGCACTTGGAAGAGATAGTATGAATGATAAAGATACTCATCTTAAAAACATTATGGATGAAGTTGTAGCACTAACATACCAGACAATATACAAGATAAAGTATCTAAAATAGTTCCTCCAATTAAAGGAGAAAAATGGACCTTATACAGGATGTTAAAAAAGGTAGTCTAATTTCTTTTAGTTACATGTTCCATAAAGCGGGACATGATGCAAATCCAAATGTAATGGTAACTAATGTGGATTCTTTTTATGTTTGGGGTGTTAATGTTCATTATTTAACATTTCCCTACATAAGAAATCTTTTACAAAAAAATTGTAATAATATTATGTTTGGCTATCCCAGTATAAAAAGTGATAAGTTTGTAACTTCAGCCTTTAGACAATACAAGAAAAACGGAATAAGATCTTTAAAGAAACTTGATTGTGATTTTGTTCTTAATCTACTGGGATCTAGCAGAGCACTAACGCCAGCGGAAGTGGAGGCTATAAGAAATACTGTCAACAACCAAATATCACAAGCTATTAATCAAGTGTCTGCGTTGAATCCTAATGTTAATTCTAATGTTGAAAGCCCCCAGATTTGAGTTTTGGTCTCAAAACTTTTCTCTTAACATTTTTGAATTTTAATAATTTTTCCCAATTGTGTGTGTATGTGTGGAATATTATTGGATCAATATATTCAAAATCATTAGCAATCTCCGGTATTTTCACATGTTCTCTTTTAAAATAATTTTTACTTATTTCTTTGTTATCAATTGCTATCTGACTCATTAGAAATTCTTCCCTTACCCACATATTATATTTATCCAACCATCTCCATAGAGCTGGATAAACTTCTTCTATGTTTTCAAGTTTTTTATTAAAATCTTTATAAATCTTTTTATTTGACCCATTTCTGAATAAAAGAACACCTGAATTTATAGGTCTAAACAACTTAAATTCTGCGCTGTAGGACCATCTATTCTCGCATCCTACAATATCTTCTGGGTATTTATTTATTATTTTATCTATATCATCAAATATGAAAGTGTCACTATCTAAATAAAAAATATTATCGAATTCTAAGTCACTTAAGTGTTGTTTATTTGCCGGAAAGTATTCTGGGTCTATATTTTTTACGTATCTAGTTTCAACCATAAATTCTTCTGGGAAGATGGTTTCATTGTGTGTACAAAAACATAAAATTCTTATGCTCTTATTATATTTCCTGAGCATCTTGATGCTATTAAGAGCCATTCTATAATAATTTAGATTACCGTTTATTATATAAACCACAACAGAAGTCATGAACTAATTATAGTTCAAATTTCAAGGACTTCCACCATCAATTATTTCCCAGGAAGGAGCAGATCCAATGAACGCCAGAACCGTACCCGGCTCACCTAGTCCTGCATTTGATAGTTGTGCTAGACTTAATGAGTATGGCGTTGCATCTGTTATGCCATAGCCTGCTAGAGTCGATGGATTAGACCCTGCTGTGACTCTTCCATAATAGTCCACGGTAACTTTAGAATAAGTACCAGAAATTAATCCACTTATTAGAGCCAAATCTATTCCATAAGAAGCAACTACTATTCTGCCTGAAGTTCCTCTGGCTGAAAAAGTGTTGTCGGTTCTAATTAAACCATTTCCTGCTGTCAATTGACTAGCACTGCTGAACAAGCTAAAGGATAGATCAGTCACTCCCAGAGAGACAGTATCATTGGTTGTCAACAGCCACCCAGTATCTAAATTAACGGTTCCCTCTGATACAAAGACAAAAAGTCCAGTTGTCACACTATCGTTTGAATTAGCATCAGACGATCTCGACCAAGCAGTTGTTTTTACATCATATATACCATTCTCGTAAGCTAGTATTTGATTTTTTACAAGGATTCTATTTCCTGTGACCAACGATACTCCATCTATCGTTTGGAGTCCTGTTAAATTTATATCAGCAATTGTCGCAACTCGGACAGATTGCTTTATATCAAAACCTTTTCTTTGATTGTCAACATATTCTTCTGTTGCTATTTTTTTATTATTAGAATAAAAACTCCCCGATGATCTTATGTCTCCTACCGAAGTTAATGACCCAATCAGAGATAGATTTCGCACACCAGATAAGTTAAAATTATTATCAACAAATAAAGGTTTGTTTATTGTTGCAGTTCCTGGTGTCACATTATTAAGATAATTTAATTCCGTTGCAGTGGTATTTACAGTTATTGATCCAATTCTAAAAGTGCCAGTTATATCCAGAACCCCAGCAAATGTGTTGCTATATGAGGAGGGAAATATATTGTTTTGATCTTTTCTTGCGTATCTAGAGAGAAAAATTGTTGATAAATTTGTTAAAATTTCTTCATTATTTATGTAAACTTTACCTGCACCATTGGGTTTTAAAAATATGTCACCGTTTGTGTTTTCTGAGCTTATCGTATTGCCATTTATATAAATATTATCAAATTGTTTAGAGGAATAAGGCAGACTGTTCCATCGAGATATTCCATTCCCTATTTTCATACGGCTAGTATCTAATTCTAATCCCTGCTCCCCTTCTAGAAGTATTGGGTCATCAATGGTCCAATTGGAAGAAAGTGCCCTTTTTAGCTGAATTAATGTATCGCTCATTGTTTCCCTTCAGATTTTAAAATATATAGTTTTATTTTCGTCTAAAATAAACTATATTTAAGTTATGAAAAAAATAGCAGTTTCTCAATTTTATACAAAAAACCTTTCGTATGGGAAGTTTTCAGAAGAAATAAATAAAAAATATTGTGAAGAAAAGGGTTATATTTATCATGTTGAAAAAGATGATGAAAAAATAAAAGACTATATAGAAGATAGGGCTCATACTTGGGCCAAACCTAGACTAATACTAGATGTGATGGAGAAGTATGATTGCGATTATGTTTTATTCTTGGATATGGATGCAATTATCTCAGATCCATCAATAAGAATAGAAGAATTTATAGATGATAATTTTGACCTAATCGCAACAGAAGATTATAGCTCCCATAGTAAAATGAATGCAGGAGTTCTATTATTTAAAAATTCCGACTGGTCTAAAAATTTTATCAATGATTGGTGGGAAGCAGGCAATTACCTGAGAGGCCCGGACTGCCCAGCCTTGTCAGTAAATAGTGATCAAGAAGGTTATTTTAAGAACGGGCTTTGGCACGATCAAACATGTTTGACTGTTCTGTATGATAGAAGTTCCGTTGTTAGAAATAAAATTAAAATAATAACCAATAGAAGTTTAAACTGGCGTGAGTACAATGAAGGTAATTTTATTTTTCACGCTTTTGGTTACGGACACATTAGGTTTAGGAAAATAGATAAAATCTATTATGATCTTTTCAATATAAAGATAGATTCAAATAACAAGAGTTTGGTTGAAATATCCGAATTCTATGATACTGATAAGGAAGCGCACCATAAGTATGTTTCTAATTATTACGAAGACTTGTTTACTCCCATAAAAGAAGATGTTAAGAGATTTTGTGAAATAGGAATAGCCGATGGTGGTTCTCTTAAGATGTGGAGAGATTTTTTTAAGAACGCTGAAATTATTGGATGTGATATAAATCTAATAGATATGAATAATCAAGAAAGGATAAGCTTAGTTAAGCTAGATCAAAGCAACGAAGAAGCTCTTGATAAGTTTGCTTCAACACAAGATTATTTTGATATTATTTTAGATGATGCGTCCCATAGGATGAAAGATCAACAGATAACTTTTGCAAAACTTTTTAAGAAATTAAGGCCGGGTGGATTGTTTATTATAGAAGACCTCCATACTAGCACTGAGGCAAAAATGCCTGAAAAGCAAGTGTTTAATTGGGGAGATCCCAACAACACCACACTAGATATGCTCCGGAATTTAATATCGAATAAAAAAATAAAGTCGGATTATATTTCTGATTCTGATAAAGAATATCTTGAAAATAATATTGAATATTGCAAGGTGTTGGTAGAACCAGGAAAAGAGGCAACCAGCGTTACATCTGTTATTAAGAAAAAAGTTAATTGTGAAATTGAGCACCAAGAAGTTAATAGTCTAAAAATAAATTCTCTAAAGAAGGCTATGTATGGTGACAAAGACGTAACAGAGATAATTAACAAAAAATTTATTGATGGAGACTCATCATTAATTGTTAGTAAGAATCTTTTTGATAAGACGTTCTTAGAAATTACATATTCTGACGGTGAGACTGTGACCTACCCAGAAGGTAAAAAATTAGTGTTTGAAAAAACTGCACAAGGTGTAATACAGAATAAACAGGATTCTGTGAAATTAATGTTGGATTTTGATAAAATAGAAAATGTAGAAAAAGCAATATATGGCGGCAAAGATGTGACTGATATAATAAATGAAAGAATAAAAAGAGGAGACTTTTTCTTAAGAGTGCACAATGACACCTTCGGTGATCCAGATCCAGGAGTTTTTAAACATCTAGACATAACATGCAACGGTCAAACTTCAACAATACCTGAAAATGAAATGTTGATTTTCAACAAGGACATGACAGAAGATGATAACGAAAAAGAAAAAACTATAGTTGCTGTCATATTTTGCTATGCCATAAATGATTGGAAAGAACGTCTGGAAGGCAGGATTAACAGAATGATTAAATCCGGCCTCTATGAGGAATCTAATGAAATTTATCTTGTAATTGTAGACACAAATAATCAAGAAAATGACATTAATGAATTAATGTCATTTTATAAGAAAATTATTGTTGAAAGGCATACCGACAATCAGCCTGAATGCAAAGGTATGCAAAAAATTGATCAAATAGGTAAAACAAGAAAAAATGTAAATCTTTTCTATTGTCATATAAAAGGAGTGTTCAATAATTTCAAAAACTTTAATACTAAGGAAATCTCTGACCGAAAAGTTAAAAGTGTTAAAGATTGGATAGAATCTCTTGATTATTTTACCATCGACAAGTGGAGAGAATGTGTTCTTAAACTAAATGAGGGCTACGACACAGTGGGCGTTACCAATAACGGAGGATGGTGGTGGGGGAATTTTTGGTGGTCCAAATCATCACACATTAAAAAGAATGTCGAATATGTCTGTCGTGATAGGTGGTATGCGGAGGCCTGGCTTCACGATGGCAATATAAATCCAAGTGGAATTAAAAAATATGAAATGTTTCATTATGAATTAGACCCTCAAGGTTCTGATTTTCCAAAATTTCTATATGATGGATCTTACTCATTTGATGGCAAAAAAATAGAGATTGTTTCTGCTTTTTTTGGACATGATGGTGTTCAAAGAGATGAAGCTCAACACTGCGGTCCCGAGAATCTGATAGATGTGACAGATAAAATAAAAACCATGATAGAGAATCATGGAGAAATAAATTTTATCGCAGATGATCAAAATCTTTCAGTTTCCGATCCTTCAATAACATCTTTGGGAACTACCAATAAATGTTTAATACTAAACTATAAATTATCCGATATGCCAGATAAAATCTTTAGATTGAAAACTTTTTCTGGTTGGCGTACTAGGCTACCTTTAACATGAAATAAGGACAAACAATGTATTTAAAAACACCGTATAAAATATTTTACGATATTGAAAAATTCCCTTTTAGAGAAATTATTAAAAATATTTTTTCTGTTGATGTCTTAGAAAAATTACATACTATAAAAAACTATGATCTTTTGGAAAGAGAAAAAGATCAATCTACAATTTGGCACAAAAAATATTATGAAAGTTTTGAAAATGAGTTCAAAACTAATTATTTAAGCCTTATTGAGTATATCAAGAAGTGTTTTGGTTACGACGAGTTAGTATACCAGAAAATCCCAACATTTAGAGTTCAGCTAGGAAATGGAAATGTTGCCGTAGGAGAATGGCATAAAGATAAGTCTTACAATCACGGAACTGAGGAAGTTAATTTTTGGATGCCGTTTACGAACACCAATAAACATAATTCCATTTGGATAGAAAGCGAAGAAGATAAAGGAGACTATCGACCATATGAAGTTAAATATGGAGAAATACTAGTCTTTAATGGAGCTAACCTCAAGCATGGTAACCAAAAGAATCAAAGTGATGATACGAGAGTTTCGGTAGACTTCAGACTAGTTGATCCGAAAAAATTTGTACCCAATTCCGCTGGTTCGATAAACATGGACACCAAATTTGATATCGGTGGTTATTTCGAAAAAACATAATTAACATGAAATTAAAAATTTATAACGTACATTCCAAAAAGACAATAGGATACAGATATTACTCCTTGTTTTGGGAGAGCTTCATAGAAGAGCTAAGCAAAAAATATGAGGTGGAAAGAGTAGGGTTTGAAGTTAGCGAACCATACAAATTCAACATTAAGACCTCTGTTCAAGATGAACCAATGTATCTTTACGAGAGCGATTGTCTAGTTGAAAACTTGGAAACAGATGAATTTCACATCATGTCTGTAAATGATATATTGCATCATAATTTATTAATGGAGAAGTCTAATCCCAAACTAAAATCAGTTTTCTTTTCACAATTCATCAGAAAACATTTTATATCAAATGTTGGCCAAGAGTTTATGTATAAATATCATCCTTGGATATACTTTCCTTTTAACACAACTAATCTAGAACAATTTTATTACAAGAGAAAAACGTGTAAAAATTCCTTAAAAAATAAAATGTTTTTCAAAGGAATTACCGAGGATAGACCTATCATATATTTTTTTAACAAACAATTACTTGAGTTTGAGAAAAATTTATGCTCCTCAGAAAATTATTTTGAGAATTTAATAGAACATAAAATTGCTCTTTCAATAGGAGGAAGAGGAGAGAAGTGTTACCGTGACATAGAGTGTATGGCTATTGGTGTACCAATTTTACGATTCGAATACCAGAGCGAGTTTAATCCAGAACTAATTCCAAACTATCACTATATCTCTGTTCCTTTGCCAAAAAACTATCCAAAAAATTCCATGAATATCGAATGCGATAGGTTGGGTTATAAAGAGCACGCAGAGATACTTGAAAAAAGATTTTTAGAAGTTGTTGACGACGTAGAATTTTTAGAATTTATAGCAAGTAACGCAAGAGATTATTACAACAATTATTTGTCTCATGGAAATAACGTTAAATATGCAATTAAATTATTAGGGCTTTAAAAACACTGAAGGGTTTAACTTGAAAATTTTATTTACAACAGTTTGTGTCAAAAACATACCAGAAGATCAACTAAATTTACTTATAGATTCTGCCAAGAAACATTTTTTGAAAGAACATCAGGTAGATTTTGTTGTTTTCACAGACCTAGATAAACATCCTAATATCCAAGATGTCAATTTTGTTAAAATAGATAATTCTCAATCTGAATCATTGAACTACTATCAGTTTCAAAAAGCACTAAGTCTAAATTATTGCAACCTAGATAATTATGACTATATCTTCGTTAATGACTCAGATCAAATGTACATAAACCCAGTAATAGATGATGACTTGATTTCAAACCAATTAGTTATATTAAACCACTTTCACCCTGGTTGTAAAACAAAAAACAATCTCGATCATCATTGGTCTAATGTTATTAAGATAGAAGATCCTGAAATTGAACATACAATGGGTAATTTTTTTGGTGGACCAAGAGAAATTATTAAAGATTTTTTAAACTTTTGTAATGAGATTTGGAAAAATCATAAAAATGATATTTTTCCACCTGCTAACTTTTTTTCAATGTACCCAGAAGAATGTTTACTAATAAAGTTTATTTCTGACAATAACATGAAAGAAAAAAGAATGAAATCCAAGGAGTGTTTTGAGAAATCATTTTTAACAAATGTTAACGCTTGTATTCAAAATATACTTGAAATAGAAGAAAAAGACTTTGATAAAGTTTTAAGCGAGGCGGCTCCAAAGTTCAAAGAAAACTTTAAATTGGTTCATAATACAAAATGCGCTATGAAACTGTGCAGAAAATTATTTGAAATTACACAATAATTTTTTATTCAAATTCTGCATATATAAGTTATTATGAACTTCTATAAACTAAACAAACTGATGAATGAAATGGCACCTCCCGCTGTGGGCCTACAGCAGCCAATGACAGCCAATGCAGCCAATGACGTAGCTCCTGGTCAAAACACACAACAGCAGCAACCTGATGCAAACCTGAAGCAGGACATGAAGAAAAATCTTGCCAAGATCTCCACCAGTCTTGGCGAAAAGGGTAACAAGTACCAAAAGCTGATTCAGTTTGTGGGAAGAAATCCTGAGATGCTCACTCTTCTTGATGAGTTATTGGGAGATGTTGGCGATATGAGAGGCACGACCTTTCAAGCCAAATACAACTAATCCCCGAATACAGCGCACCAATAGATATTTCCTTCTATTGAAAAATATCCAAATCCCACGTGTTTATAATCTGATGAAAGAATGTTGGATCTATGTCCATATGATTTCATCCAAGATTTAACCACCTCTTCTGGTGTCTTTTGGCCGTAGGCGATATTTTCAGCACAGGCTCCATAATCTTTTAATAAAACTGATATGTTAGAATGTCTTAAGGAATTATTATTTGCCATATACTCAGCATGATTTTGAGCATACTTATTCAAATCTCTATCTAGCTCCAGTGATTGTATGCTTCGACTGTTTCTTTCGAAATTATGCAGCTTAAGCAACATAATATTCACAGAAGCCTTCTGAGACTTTTGTTGCACTTCCGGTCTCTTTTCCGGTAAGTTTATTTGTCTATAACATCCTGTTAATAGACAAAGAAATAATAGCATTTTCTTCATTTTTGCCTCCTTGCAAGCATGAAATCGATCTATAGTTATCTATGCAACAAAGAGTTGCTTTATTTTTTTATGTGCTGTATACTCCAGATACCACCTTCACCTGAATCTGGGACAAAATCTTTATTTTTTGTATAAGAAGGTTTGCCTGGTATGTTTTTAATACTCCAGGGTTCACCTTCCCCATACTTTGCAGAAAATCCATCTTTATTGCTTTTTGGTGGGCTAGATTCGCCTTTTATTTTCTTTATATCCCACAAACCAGACTCGCCAGCATTTAATTTTGTATTTGATTTGCCTGGAATGTGTGTTATATCAAAAGACGTTTTATCTGTTGAGTTATAGATTCTATCGTCAACAGATAGGTAGAATATAGAATCAGCACTTCTCGTTAGATACCACTGAGGGGGATACAATCCTATACCACCGTATCCCAATGGGTATAATCCCGTTTTACTACCGGGATTTGAGCCTTCTTCGATGAGCCAGTCTTTAAAATTTAGCATATAGTTATCTATAAATCTTGTTTAGTTTTTCCCGCCAGTTTTTAGCATCTTCTAATACATTTGGATTGAATCTAACCCAGTTTTTAAGATGCCCAAAAAATAGGTGACAATTGAATGATGGAGTTTCGCACAAAACTACAAAATTATCTTTCTCCAGCTCTTTTGTCGGATCTACATGAACCGGGACTATATGATGTACAACTAGGTTCTTCTTGGACCCACAAACAGCACATTCGCTATTAGATCCTAGGTAATTTTTTCTTACTGTTCTCCATCTTCCTGATCTTGGTATAGATAAAGCTTGGATCTCTTCTTTTGATAATTTGAAAAATATACTTTTGATAAAGTTAAACATCTACTAATATATAGTATATTATGAGTTTTAAACTTTGGCTTATCGAATCTAGTCTCAGGGACTTACTAAAAGATGTTCCTCAAAATCCTGATCACCACGCTGAGGGCGATGTTTTTAAACATACCAAGATGGTTAGAAACTCACTCGATATAGCAAAAAGATTGCTTAAAAAAGAGCAAGGAATGTTTCCTTTTTCAAAAATAAACTTTGATCTATCTGATAGAGAAGAAAAAATACTCAAAATATCTGCTTGGCTTCATGATATAGGAAAGGCAAGCGCTACAACCGTTGACGGCGTGCACTGGAAGGATGCCCTCAGCCATTCGGGTAAGATATCAGCTCATCAACACGATCAACCACACCATTATGAGCCAATGATAGATAAACTTGGCTCAATGTGGGGCACTATAATCTCGGCGCTAACCCCAGATGAAATACAAGATATATATTTTTGTATTGATTATCATATGAGTCTTAGTAATGGATCTTTTTCCAAGAAAGTATCTTCTATTATTTTTGATCAAGATGGAAATTATAAGAATGAAAGAAAGATCAAGCTTCTTCTTTATATTATAACAATGGATTGGGCCGGTAGAATATCAGGAAACAAAGGTGGAGAAAATGGCGCCCTTGATGCAATCCAAGGATTTAAAAATTCAGCACATAAATTATTAGAAAAAAATAAAGCTATCGACAGCAGAAAAAAGGTTTCTATAGATGATCCAAAAGAATTTATTTTATCTTTAAAAGGTCGTCCAATAGAAATTATTAAAAAGGCTTTTCAGAACAAATTTAACAGAGAAATCTCAGAAGAAGAGATTTCTTCTATTTGATTTTTGATTTTTTTTGTAATATAATGATCTATTATGTTACAAGAAATTAAATACTCTTGGCAGGACTTTGACTCAGACATGAGGATATTGTCCGGTAAGGTTTCCGAATCTGGTAAAATTCCTGATTTTATAATTGGAATCAAAAGAGGAGGATTATTGCCTTCTGTTAAATTCAGTCATATACTCTCTGTTCCTTTAAGAGTTGCGACAATTTACAAAGATAATATAAACATAGAATTAGAGGATGTATCTAAATCTTCTAACATTCTTTTAGTTGATGAAATTTGCGATAGTGGCGACACCCTTCAAAAAATGAGGTCGTATCTACTACACGAAGGTTTTGCAAATATACGATCGGCATGTTTGTATTATAATATAAGACAATCTTTCTTAGTGGATTATAGTGCCAGAAAAATAGATCGAGAGAAAGAGAATGGATGGATAGTTTTCCCTTGGGAAAACTAACCCACAAGTTTCTTTCTGGTACGGTTGAAAGTAGGACCTTTGTCGTGTAGCATTGTCTACCAAGGCCAAAATACTTTCATCCCGGATCCAATATCATGAACAGTCTCGAATCATTTGACTTCGATATCAGTGATTATAAGGTTAAGAATAATTCACCTGAGCCCAAGAAAAACAAAAGAAAATGTTATCCATTGTATAAAAACTACAGCAATGGAAGTGAAAAATATTACAAGAGAATAGTGGATGAAGATCCGGTGTGGGATGGAACGAGAATCCTCTTCATCAGCGATGTTGGCTCTTATCTTTCGGGCATAATCAAACACCCTTTGTTGAAAAAATTTCAAAAGATAGATTGCACGATTTTAGAGTGTAAAAATAAGTATAAGCTTCGGGAAGACTTTCTCAAATTTGAGCCCGATATTGTGGTGGCAGTCGGAAAGTCTGCACCTCTTGCTCTTAAAATCAATGACAACATGCCTGTTGTATTGGTGGATCCTGAAGATTTCTTTGTTGGAGAAGAACGCAAAGCAATCATACTGAATTCCAAAAGAGATATATATGATCAATTAAGAGATATTATTAGTTTTGTTGAAACTGATGTATCTCCGGACAAATATCCTCTTTATGCTTTCTAATTAAGATCCATTTATTTCTATTAGTTTCTATTAGCTCTATATTCTCTTTGATGTTTTCTGCAATCTCAGAGTATGGAAAGATATCAAATATATCTTTCCTATAAGAATCAGAGTCGGGTATATAGGCAACCCCATTTTCTTTTAAGCAATTTATATGTTCTATAAAGATCTCCTTTTCAGTTGGATTCGTTAGATTATATTCAAAACGATAGAACATAAGCCTAAATAATGACTCTTTTCCAAATGCACAGTGCTGCCTATAGTGATAAAGGGATCTCGACGGTCCCATGTAATACTCCCAGTTATAAATATCTTTATCAAAAGAATACCAATATGGTGTTCCTTTCCCGTTCTCCCACCACCAAGATCTAACAGAAGATGTTTTATTATAATCAGCAGGGCTGTCGATTACAATTTTTCTGTCAATTGGGTTCCCTCCATAATAATAATCAAGTATGTTATCTACAAAATATTGTCTTTTGCCATTTGTATAATGAATTGAAAATATTTTCTCTCCTGGAACATATTGAATTGATAGTGAATTTGTAACTTTTGTTCTAAATCTGGATAAAAAGGTAAAAAGAGCTCGGTCCTCTAGGGTCAAATTAGCAGAATTTTCAAAATTGATGAGTTCTTCGCACACTTTTTTCGACATAAGCACACCGCCACCACCCCCAAATCCTCTTAACGCATCATATCCATTAATTTCTTTCATTAAATCTTCTAATACATAGTGGTTTAAATAAGATCCATCATCTGTCCTGAATACATAGTCAAATTCTTCGTTACTTAGCGCCCATCTGACGGCCTCCTTTAATCTCTCTATCATGAAAGATTTAAAGCCTGTGTTTGGGTAGTCGTAAGATTCATTTGATAATAAATGTAAAATCTTATTATCATCGTCATAAGACAATTCTTTGTTGCTTCCATCAAAGAATATCACTTTGTGTCCCAAAGACTCTATTTTAGGCACCCAGGTCTCCATACAAGACATTTTTCTTGTCAAAGCGGGATTTTCTATTTTGATTCCGCTACTGTCGTAATATTTGCTTGTATAGGCTAAAAAAAGTATTTTCATCTAATAACATAGTAATTTTAGACGAAAACAATATATATCCTTAATGACTGACACATTAAGAACAAGAACAGATATATTATCTTTATTTTACAATAATTCTTCCGGCGACATATCCGCACAGGATATGAGAGATTTTGTAACCAGTGTATTTTTATCTACGGATAATCAACTGGTTATAGGGTCATTGAACACAAGTGATCTGGGCGCCGACCAGAATGGGATCAAGGTCAATGCGGCCACTCCCAAGACAATATTATTTGATTATACAAACCATTCCTGGACAAGTAGCGAGAGTTTTAATCTAGGTCTTTATAAATCTTATAAAATCGATGGAGATCTAGTTTTAGATCAATACTCTTTGGGCGATACCGTAAGTTTCTCCAGACTTACACATGTTGGAACCATTCTTTCTGGAACCTGGCAAGGGACTCCTATCAATGTTTCTTGGGGTGGCACCGGTAGATCTTTACTAAACCCTGGAAGTTTTTTGATCGGGAATGGCACAGATCCCGTAAGTGTAACAGATGATGTTGTTTGGGACAAAACAGAAAGATCTCTTACTGTTAAGGGTTATGTTTCAATAGAAAATAATAGCGATCCTTATTCCAAGAATCAAAATTCAATAATTTTAGAAAAAAAGAATAATGATTCAAAAAGTATAGTTTATTCAGGGTCGGTAACAACAACAGACAATAGCGAAAAAACTTTTTTTGAATTTAATATACCTGATAATTTATTTGTAAGGTTCAAGATTTCGTGCAATGGAGTTAATTTTGATAGAAATTCTATGGTATCATCTTCTATAGAAGTCACTTATAAAAAATCGAGAAACCCAGAAGCTCCATTAAACCCAACCCAATACATATATCTAGTTGGCGAAGAAAATAAATCATTAAACACAGACAACGATGATTGGGATGTTAATTTTAGAATAGAAGACGGTAAAATTAGGTTAAAAGTTTTGGGAGAAAATATTAATTGGGTGGCCGAAGCCGAGACTTGGTTGATGTATATTCCCTTGGTCACCGCAACTACAACAACCACTACTACATTGAATCCCAGTGCTACAACCACTACTACAACCACTACCACTACCACAACAACCACCACAACAACCACCACAACAACCACCACAACAACCACCACAACAACCACCACAGTAGATCCTGGTCTTACAACCACCACAGAAGAACCAACGACAACAACCACATTAGATCCTGGTCTTGCAACAACCACCACAGAAGAACCAACAACCACCACAGAAGAACCAACAACCACCACAGAAGAACCAACAACCACCACAGAAGAACCAACAACCACCACAGAAGAACCAACAACCACCACAGAAGAACCAACAACCACTACTACCACCACTACCACCACCACCGAAGAGCCAACAGTATTTAATGTCATCAATAGCGGTAGCGGTTCTTATGAAATTAATGAAATCAACAATCCAACCCTAAATCTCACAAGAGGTATGACGTATACGTTTAATATTAACGCAATCAATCATCCTTTCTGGATTAAGACATCTCGTACTACAGGACAAGACGATGCTTATAACACAGGAGTCACAAATAACGGTACCGAGAATGGTGTATTAATCTTCACTGTTCCAGCTGATGAAGAACTGAGTACTCTTTACTATAATTGTGAAATTCATTCTAGTATGGCTGGTGTGATAAATATTATTGATGCAACCACTACCACAACCACCACTACAACCACTACCACAACCTTAGAACCAACCACTACCACAACCTTAGAACCAACCACTACAACAACCTTAGAACCAACCACTACAACAACCTTAGAACCAACCACTACAACAACAACTACATTAGATCCTGGTGCAACAACTACAACTACAACAACTACATTAGATCCTGGTGCAACAACTACAACTACAACAACCACAACAACGGTTTTTCTTGATACTTCTATAACAACTGTTTTGGGGGACAATGAGGACAACCCCGATGTTTACTTCGCACAATACACAGGAATAACTGTTTCGACGGCGCAGGAAGTTGGAGAATCCATATTTTCATTCAATTCATTGAGCAATGTTGGAGTATCATATAGCATGAACATCTATGTGGGAGTAAGCTTAGTGGCCACCATAACCTTCTCCCCCAACCACCTATCTCTTCCGTTCAGATTCACAAACTCTGGGTCCACTTATTCTGGATCTTTCACAAATGGAACTGTAAATTTTTAGTTATCCTTCTTGAATTGGGAATAATATGATAATTAAAAAAATAAATCAAATAATAAGCTTAAGAGAAGATTATACTCTATCTGACTTGCCTCAGATTATCAAAGATAAGATTCAAATAATATATGGCGAATCTGCAAGTGGTGATATTCTTTTATCTTGGACCCCAATCGGGATACCAGGATTTGACAAGATAAAAGCAGATAGATCATATATTATAAGGAATCTTCCAGATAATTTTGCCGATTATAGCCTTCCTATTAATGCAAATTCACCTAATCAAGATAATGCTGTAAATAAAGTTATTCAATTTTTTACCTATAAAGCTGAATCTAATTTTAATTTGTCAAATTTATCTCCAAGTATTAAAAATAAAATTTCAATAATTTATTCCGAATCATTTAGTGGAGATAATTTAGTCACATGGACCACCACAGGACTACCAGGGTTCACACAATTTGTTTGCGGAAAAACTTATCTTATAACTAGTGTTGAAGATAGTTTTTCGCCCTATGATTTGGGGGCTCCAACTCCACAAGTCTCTTACCCGGTATCAGCATACTTTACCGGCGGTTATTTTAGATTAAAAAATCTGGGCACAAACGATGTAACAGAAAATTTGTCAGTATTTTATGATCGTGGTTTGAATATTGGTGACTATGACCTAATTCAGGTTATTGCATCAGGTAGCTCGTTTGATTTTAATTATGTTAATAGTATTAATTTAGCTAAGCAATATTACACAGGGTATACAGACATTGATTATGCCTCGTTGGAGTTAGTTCTTATTGATTCAAATAACAAAGTTGTAGGATGGGCCACAACTAGTACCGACATCACAGAAGAGCCGACCCATGGACTCTCAGGATCCTCTTTAAATATAAGGCTTTTTGATTTCCCAGAAATAATTGTTAAGGAAAATTGGAATCTTGGAACATTAGTGAATGGGACTGGTAGATCGGCCAATTTTTTTAATAATATTTCTCCTTATAAGTTACTATTTCCGCCAATCACTCCTACTCCCACTCCCACAACAACTCCCACCTTAACTCCTACTCCCACAACTACTCCCACAACTACTCCCACTTTAACTCAAACACTTACTCCCACCATAACTAGCACCAAAACCCCAACTTCAACAAACACTAGTACACCAACATCGACTCCAACTCTAACACCAACATTAACTAACACCTTAACATTAACCAATACCCAAACACTAACACGGACTCAAACTCCCACAAACACAAATACTCCCACAACCACCAATACGTCCACACCTACACAGACTCAAACTCTTACAAGCACAAATACTCCCACAACTACCAATACATCTACACCCACACCCACACCCACTCTTACCTCAACACCAACAGCTACACCAACAGCTACACCAACATCAACTCCTACTCTAACTAATACTCTAACTTTAACTCAAACTCAAACTCAAACTTTAACCAATACACTAACTTTAACTAATACACGAACACCAACCCAGACTCAAACTCTTACAAGCACAAATACTCCTACAACTACTAATACATCTACGCCTACATCTACGCCTACTATTACTCCAACACTAACGGCCACTCCAACACTAACTAAGACATCAACGCCAACCAACACCCAAACTCCTACCCAACCTCCTTGCGTAGGCTTAATTGTAAATGGAGATTTTAGTTTACCCTCCTCTCTGAGTGGCCAGTGTTTGGGAGGTATTGGATATGATAATAGACAACAGTATGTGGCGGCACCTCCTTGGTATTTGCATCCCAACGGCCAGATGTATTCTTTTTATTATTGCAATAATTCATTATTAAATAATAGATTTGTTGGCTTGGGGCCTACTGCAAATAATGCTTATTTATCACAAACAATATCAACAGTAGCCGGCGTTACATATGTTTGCTCTTTTGATATGGGTTGCCAACCTGGTTATGATTATTTAAACTTGGTCAAGAGATACTTAGAAGTGTTAGTAGCATCTGTGGCTAGCTCGGGGGTTGTCTCAAAGAACACCTTTAATATAAGCAATGTAGTAACAGGTAATAGTTATGAAAGCCTGGGATGGGCGACTAAGTCATTTGAGTTTACTGCTACTTCTTCTTCAACAATAATAGTGTTTAGGACTCCCAACAATTCATTAACTGCTTTGCCAGCTGGGGGGCAAGGAGCAGAACAGTGTGCGGCCACAGTGGACAATATAGAGGTTTCGTGTGCAATTGTACCAACTAATACACCAACAATAACACCAACTTTAACCAATACACCAACACTAACTAATACATTAACTTTAACTAATACACAAACTACCACGCCGACTAATACACTCACATTAACCAATACATCAACTTTAACCAATACCCCCACCTTATCAAATACTCCAACATTAACTAAAACTCAAACTCCAACATTAACTAATACTATAACTTTAACTAATACTATAACTTTAACTAATACCCCCACCTCATCAAATACTCCAACATTAACTAAAACTCAAACTCCAACATTAACTAATACACTAACTTTAACCAATACTCCTACCTTATCAAACACCCCCACCTTATCAAATACTCCTACATCAACTAATACCCCTACACTAACTAACACTGTAACGTTAACTAATACAAAAACTCCTACTTTAACACCAACATTAACCAATACGCCCACATCAACTAATACTCCCACACTAACAAGCACACAGACACTAACAAGCACTCCAACTTTAACTGGGACCCAAACATTAACACCTACAATTACACTAACCAATACAAATACTCAAACACCAATAAAAACTCAGACTCCAACATTAACTTCAACTCCTACATTAACTAATACACCAACTTTTACCAATACTCCAACATCTACCAATACACAAACTTTAACTCATACTCCTACTTTAACAAATACTGCGACTTTGGTGTTGACCCAAACCGCTACCCCAACAGGAACCCCTACATTAACTCCAACTCTTACACCAACCCGAACCAGTACTCCCACTTTAACAAAAACTCCCACACAGACCAATACTCAAACCTCAACGAAAACATTAACTCCAACACTAACAGCAACATCTACTAATACGCCCACAGCTAGTCCAACACTAACACCTACATTAACAGCCACACTAACTCCCACGCTAACTGCCACTCCCACTAAGACGCTAACAGCTACGCCCACTAATACACCAACAGCTAGCCCAACGCTAACACGCACTCTAACAGCCACGCTAACTCCCACACTAACTGCCACTCCCACTAAGACACCAACAGCTAGCCCAACACTAACGCCTACACTAACATCAACACCAACAGCTAGCCCAACACTAACACCTACATTGACAGCCACACAAACACCCACACTGACGTCTACTCCTACCAAGACATCAACATCAACACCTACCAAGACACAAACAGTAACGCCTACTAAGACACTAACAGCTACTCTAACACCCACCCCAACAGCTACACCAATATTGAGAAACTATAACAGATCAACTAATAGGAATGTAAATTATGTAAACTGGGGGTTACTAAGAGGTGTAATTCCATCTAACGTTAATAATTGGGGATCGCCATGAAAAACACAAGAACAAAAACAAGATATATCGATAGAATTTTATCCAAACTACACAGAAAAGATTCTGGGTCCATCCCTGTAAATCTTAAGGAATTTACAATAATATTAAAGAACAAAGAAGATAAACCAAGTTTTATCAAAGATATGGATGAACCTCAGTCAACATCCTTTTTAATCAGCACCATTCCAAATAGATCCTGCAAGCCTCTAGATTTAACAGATAACGACAGAAGAGTTTTAACATATCATCTCAACGATGAAGAAGCCGAGCTCATTAAAAGAGATCCAAGAGTGGAGGTTGTTGAAAAATATATCGAAAAAACAATAAAACCGTTTGGGTTTAAAGATGGAACAATATTGATAAAACCGGTTGATTGTTTAGATGATAAAAATATAGATGCCCAAAATAATCAAATTAGTATTCAATCATATGATGAATATAGATCAATAATCGGCCTGCCAGATGGCTCTGATGTTGATGTTGTTATAGTAGATGGTTTTATGAGTCCGAATAATCCCGAACTTGCTAATAATCGGGATGGTACTGGGGGAACCAGAGTAAACCAAATAAATTGGTTTCAAGCTATAAACTACAATAATCCAAATTATCCATCATATCCATATTTAACTGGTATAGACGAAAACAATGATCATGGATCCCATGTTTCTGGAACTGTTGCTGGAAATACTCAAGGTTGGGCTAAAAAAGCAAATATACACAACATATATCCGTATGCTTCATATATGCCTAGCGGAAATAAAGATTTATTTTTATATGCTATTAAAATTTGGCATGAAAATAAGGGTGTAAATACTTTGTATGGAAATAAAAATCCCACAATAATAAATTGTAGTTGGGGGTCCACTTACGATGCGGGGGCCGACACCAGAGATGTTTTATCAATCAACTATAGAGGATCCACAATAAACCCCTCCAGAAATTATTCTGGGGCAAAGTTAACTGCTGTTTTAAATACTGCTCGTCGGATTAAGCAAATAAATGTTATGAATCAAGGTGTCAATTATACTAATGAACCGGATATATCATTTTATGGAGGTGGACAAGAAACTGCAACTGCCGTATTAGCAAATGGTTCCATTAAAAAAATAATTATAACAGATGGTGGATCAAATTATGATTATAATAATCCCCCAACAGTAACTTTTAGCGCTCCTCCCGCAGGTGGAGTAAGGGCGACAGGAGTAATTAAATCCACAAAATATCGTAATTTTTCAGAAACTGGCCCCCTGATTTACATTGATGCTATTACTAATATTGGCGGTGATTCTGGTACTGGAGGAATTTATTTTATCGAATTAACAGAAGCCGGATCCGGCTACGCTAGTCCCCCAACAGTTACTTTTTCGAGTCCCGGTGCTGGTGGAAGGGTGGCTCAGGCACATGTTGAAATAGGTTCTAATTTTATAAAGAAAATAAACTTAACAAATGGTGGAACAGGAAACAGCAACGACGAATTCATTCCTTATATTATTTTGAGTGGTGGAAATCCTTCACAATCTGCCTTTACAACAATATCATCAATTGACTATCAAGGAGCGAGTAATTATACAAATGATGTGGGAGCCATACTGAATGGAGTCTATATGGTATATGAATCTGTGGAGCAAGAATCTTTTGGCTCTCCTGTTTCAATCACCCTAGAAGGCGGCAACTACGCATCAGCACCAATAGTTTCTTTTTTTAAAGGTAATTTTTGGGAGGAAGATGGCACCATTACTGGAAATAAACCCGAAGCAAGAGCGGTAATGGGAACTGGGGTCAATGCGGGTAAAATAATGTCAATAAATATCCTTAACCCAGGAAATGGATATACATCTGCCCCAAAAGTGGTAGTAACAAATGGTGGAGGATTCACTTTAAGCGAACTAAAGTCTTACGGATTAGTAGCTTTTCCAGATTTGACGGCAGAGTTTTCCGGCAGGCATTTAATAGTAGGAATACCCGCTAGGACCTCATTTGTTGATGCAGATGTGCAGGATTTAATAGCTTCAGGCGTTGTTGTTGTGGCTTCTGCTGGAAATGATTTTTATGGCATAGATATTCCATCTGGGCAAGATTATAATAATACTATTACAATGTTATACCCAGCTTTTATTAGAGCAGAACCATCAATAATCATGGCCAATGAAGGCATTGCGACCCTGCCCTACAGAAGAGGTTCTTCCCCCGGAGCTTGCCCAGGGGTTATATGTGTGGGAGCTACTGAGGCGTCTTCAACTGAGTACAAAACAGATTTCAGCAACACAGGGCCAAGGGTAGACGTATATGCTCCTGGGGAGCATATACAATCAGTAATTTACAATAGTGGCTCACCAGATAGTATACCAGACCCCAGAAACAGCGATTTTTGTTTAGAGAAATATTCTGGAACGAGCATGTCAAGTCCTCAAGTCTGTGGAATGATTGCCTGTTATGCTCAAAATAATAGAAACATAAACCAAGCTAGCGCTGCTGCTTTTATTTCAGATAATGCCAGGCCGGCAGTTCAAGAAGGAACGGATTATAGATCTTTACAAGGCGGGACAAACAAATATGCTTATTTTCCATTACTTGCCACTCCCACTCCTACTCTAACGCCCACGCCAACCCCGACAATAACAAAAACACCTACTCCAACTTTAACCAATACACCCACAAAAACCAATACTCTGACTTTGACCGTTACTCCTACATTGACCAACACCAATACCCTAACACAAAAACCAGTAACTACTCAAACTCTACAAATAACTCAAACAAATACTCTAACTTTAACAAATACAAAGACACCAACTTTAACGCCAACAAATACTCCCACACCAACAAATACTCAAACATTAACTAATACCCCAACAAAAACCAATACACCAACACTAACAAATACTCAAACATTAACTAATACTCCAGCACCAACTAATACTCAAACATTAACCAATACCCCAACACCAACTAAGACGCCAGCATTTACACCAACCAACACTGCGACTAGGACGCCTAATATTATTTTCACAGATCCCTTTAATTTAAGATTGAGATATGGAGCTCCTAATTCTCTTATTTGGAATCAAAGAAACTTAGATCGTATTGTAGCTGTTGAAGCTGCGAGAAATTATAAGGTAAAATCTTGGTCACAGGTCGCCCCAGGAACACAAAATAGATCTAACTATGCAAGCTGCGGGGACAATAACCACTGTTATTGGAATGGAACCGGCTGGGTTGTGACCGGTGCGTGTTCTGGCAATTGGATAGGAAGTATGACTTTAACTAAAATTATCTAAAAAAAGCAACAATTGAACATCGAGTATTTGATCCAGCGTCATCATCTACTCTGTTTATTTGATGCCAAACTCCGCCTCTGGTGGCTACTATTCTATTTGGCTTTGGCTGAACATAATATCCACAAGCTACATAGTTCATTATTCTGTCTGTCCACCATGTCTCCAAGGGCCCTCCAACATTTTCTTTTTTATATTCAACACTCGGAGTTTCCGCCATCATTAGTTCCCCGCCCCAACCAGCTCCCCAATGTGGATGAACATAAAATATAACCGCAGCTGTGTATCCTGGGTCATTATGCCAGTTTATTTTTGTTCCTCTTCCGTAGATATAAGCTCTTAAAAAAACTTCTTTCCACTCCCCGAAAATTTCTGGATGGGTGTTATTAATCACGTTTATTTTTTCATAAATTTTATCTAGGGGATTATTAAAAGGATAGTTCTTTGCATTATATTCTTTACTGCCCATCGGATTACCATCTGTTAACTTCCATACTTTCATGAAACCAGTCGAGTTTATGGAAGTGTATTCTAGGTTTTGAAACCATTCCCATGTACTTTTGAATTCCTCTTGAGATAGAACATTATCATAGACTACGAACTTATCTTCATTTTGTAGTATTTTATCCATTTATTTATTATAGATTATTTTTGTTTGAAATCAATATATATTAAAAAGGAAAAAAAATGAACGACATATTAAAATTAGCTGGTTTGACTGAACAAGTTGAAAAATTCAACCACTTCGCAGAAAAAAGATTTGAAGGAGCAAAAAAAATATCTGATGCGGCTGAAGATAAAGGCGGCCCAGCTCTTCTTACACATTATCACTTTGCTGTTAAATTACCTTATTATAAAAAAGCAGCAGAAGGAAAAATGGATTTTGAAAAAAGCAAGAAAGAATACAAAGAGCTTTGTAAAAAACTTCATTCAATGATGGACAAAATAGAAGATGTAAACCAAAAAACTTTTCAAGAACTACTCGGTAAAATGGAAGTTATAGGTGAACTATTAATCTACGAAAATAATAAAAAATGAATTTTAGAGATTTTATAAACGAGTCGCCTGTAACTAACTTTGAACTAATGGGTCAATGGGGACCTGAAGCAAAAAGAAAATACGGATACAACAAACAAGACACAGGAATCTTGGAAAATCCAAAAGCTGTGGAAAAAATTCACAGACATTGGAGCAACAGTAAGAGTAATTTTGAATTCTATTTTTTAAGAAGCTACAAAGCAAGCAAGCACGTTGAAGTTGGACAGGTAGCCCCCGAATGGGTCAAAGAAAATTTAGAAGTTGATATAAAGCCAAAAGAAGATGCCATAACTGTTATATTTACAAATAATACAGGCGCAGAGAAAATAGCTATGACAGCTTGGACTTTGGCCCACAGGTTAGGTCACGCAATTAGACGAGACAAAACTTTCGAAAAATATTTCAATGACGAAATAATAAGAGACTTTGATGAAATATTACAAAATGTATATGGAATAGAAACCAATAAATATAACAAAAACTATTCTGATTATGAGAAACAAAGAAAAGCAATTTTCTTAGCTGTTGGCACAATGAAAAGTGCAAGAGATAATATTCTTAGAAACAGCAATGAGTTCATGTATGAGTTATTGGCCCAATATATCATATCTGGTAAAATAAAATTTAACAGCCTACCTAGAAGTCTTGTGATAGATAGAAAGATGGCTTGGGGCAGACCAAACTATAGAATGAAGAATACGGTAGATGAAATAGCATATAGAGAATATAATGAAATGCTACAAAGCAATGCTGTTAAGTATGAATATAATCTAGACACTATTTTCAATGGTCTTGAGGGATTGATGTTTGTGATGTAATATTAGAAGTGCAGTAAGGACATTTAATCGCTAGTAAATCTATATCTTTGCAACAATATTCACATTTCTTGATTTTTATAGCATCTTCTTTTACTTTTAATCTACCCAATCCCTTTTGACAAATTAAATATAAAATAAAAGAAATTAAAAGAAAGTCTACAAGCACGCCTATCATTCTTCCCACTTCAAACTCGAGTCCATTAAATGGAATAAATTCCCAATTTCTCCATCCATTTCCTGTTTTTAAAATTAAGAACTTAAAAATAGGCATTAGTAGGTAGTCAGATATTCCATTTATAACTTTATTAAAAGAATTTCCAAGTATAACCCCTACAGCAAACTTCATCATATCTTCACGAAATGCGAAATCTTTATATTCTTTTATATTTTTGCTGTTGAGGAAATCTTTTTCTTCCATACTATTATATATTAACCGTACAACATTGTTTGATGTTCCATGGGATGGGAACAAAGGTGTTAGCCTTGGCAGGAAAGCAGAAATGCTTTCCTGTTTTTTTTACTATCCTGTTTTTTTTACTATACTATTGTATGAAAACATTAATTTATTCTTTAGCAACACTTTTATTAATATCTCCCAATTTATCTGCCGAGGTGCGGGAAACTGGACTATCTTTTGATCACAACGAAGTTAATCTAGCTGGGTTATTTACAATGACCAATGAAAATGGCAGATTAAGAAATCTAGAGTTGATGGACGGAGTTTTCTCTGATGGCAAACTTGGATTCAAAGCCGAGAAATACCACAATGTCGGCTCAGCAGAAATATATAAAAGAATATCAGAACTCACTGGTAAATTGAGTGAAAATGGAACTCTTTTATTGTATTTAAATAGTCACGGAGGAGGTAGTAATCAAAATTTTGCAATGACTGCTGCTGGAGGTAGTTTCAAATTTAGTAAGGCTTTAAAGGCCATAGCATCTGTTAAGAAGGTCAAGAGGTTAATAGTGCTAATTGATACGTGTCACGCCGCAGGGGGCATACAAGAAGGATTTGACGTTAATGGAGAGCTATTAAGGAATCTCCAGAACGCTAAACCTACGGCATTTTTACCCGAGCTTCCAAGCCAATACAAAAGTAATACTAGACCATTTATTGGAATATTTGATATTCTAAGAAATAATGATGTTGACTATGGCGAAGATAGTGGCGCATATGAAGAAGCCCTTATCATAAGCTCGTCTAGTGTGGAAGATTTGTCCACAAGAGGAGTCTTTGCGAGTAGACTAAAAACTACTTTCGATAAAGTAAAGAATAATAGAGATATAACAGTGGCCCAGTTTTTAAAAATGTTCGCAGACAGCCATTCCCAATCAGGACAGCAACCTTATTATAAGGTGGTGCCTGATAAGAATATGTTGAATGAATTCCTGTTCAGAAATTATCCGGCAGAAGATATACAAATATATGATTATAGAACAAGAGAAAAAATCCCAGGAAAAGGTAATATACTAGTACCTAGCCAGGAATAATTTGAAAACTTTTTTATATTTATTGTGAAGTTCTTTTTTTGTTCTAACACTCTTGCATAATTCAGCGTCCATCTCTGTCGCCATATATGCTTGAATTTCATCTTTAATGACTTTTGGATTGTAACCCAAGTCAGTTAAACATTTCTTCATTTTAAGGAAGTCTTTTTTACTTATCGTATTGGTTATGTCATCCATCTGATTCTTGTAAACCTCATCAGAATGATAAAATGCATGGCAGAGTTCATGTCTAAATGTAACGCTATCAAGAGATCTTACCCCTATAATATATCCTGCTTCTTTTTTGTTTATACTTAATACCTTTTCTAATATTTTATTCATGATCAAATCATATGGAGTCTCGACAATGCTTTTTCTATGACAGTCCAGGGCCATCTTTAAAGGTAAATTAAAACCAGACCAGTCGGAAGCGTAGGTAAAACTATCTCCATGTTTTTTGCTATACCATCTATAATAATCAAATATTGAAAATGCCTTGCCATTAAACTTTTTGTTTTTTGATTCGTAGTATTCCTGAACCCGGCAGAACAAATTCGCTCTATCGTAATTATCTTTTATAATTACTGCAAAAATTCTTGGATATATTTGCTTTAAACTATATTCAATTTTCATTAGTGAATTTATCCGTAAGATTTACTTCTAACTATTGGCGTTTTGCTGTTGGAGTCTATCCCGTGAACAAAAAATACCTGAGTCAAACGAAATTGATTTTTATCATAATAGCTATTAACTCCATGGTAGCTGGTTGCGTCAAAGCCAATTATTCTATTATATATGTTATTGAATCTCACTGTTTCTGTGTATGATGAATTATGTCTATTGATGGCGGCTTCGTACTCTTCAAATTCGCCACCAGTGTAGAACTTTTTTTTCTCGTCTCCAACGTTTACTGTGTCTTGATTATCTAATCTAAAAACGGAAGTCCCGCTGTTTATATTTATATCGGGCGTGAGATATACCACTCCCGCACAGACCACATGCCCGTCTAGATGAACCCATCCCCTATTTATTGGGGAATTCTCATCTTTGCTAAATGGCTCTACTAATTGAAAAGTTGTGTCCATTAACCACCGGACACGAGAAAAATTCATATCATAAAAAATAGAAAAAAATTTATGACAAAATTTGTCAAATAATCCAGAATTTATATCTCTTAATTGTCTTGTTCTTTTACCTGGATATACGCCTTTTACATCTATTGGATTTTCGTTTATTTCTTTAAGTGCAAGTTCACGTACATAATCTGGATCTTCGTAGAAACCATCCACACAGAAACTTGGAAAGTTGTTCATCAAAATAGTATAAACATAAAACTTAAGTTGTCAACCAATTAATAAAATATATTTCGGTAAACAAAACAAAAGAATTGCAATATAGAACATATTGCGGATATTACCATGATCGTGGTAATCACTCCTATTGTGCATCCTCCTGCTATTACAAATGATTTTTTCTTCTGCTGGTTTAAATATAGATAAGAAAAAAAACAAGAAAAGAAAACTATTGTGGGCAGGATGTAGATTAAATTATTCATATAGATTATATACTGTTTTTGATATAATTATTATACTCATCATCATTCATTCTATCACTTATTTCTTTGCCTTTTAGGTGCATGTAATCTTCTGATTTTGTGACCTGTTGGTAGTTTAAGAAATATTTTATTTCATCATCTAATCCGCTTATCTTGCCAAACTCCACAAAAGATTCTCTGAGTTTATCGCTTAGATTATCTCTCATTCTAATCATTCTTATTATATTAGATTTGTTTAAGTTATAGGCAACTCTAAGAATAAAAGCAACTGTATCGGATATTTCATTGGAATACTTTAGTTCATTTAATTTTGATCTTAATTTATTTGGATCATTATTTCTGAAAATAAAACTCATCGTTGCGATTGGATCACGAGAATTTATCTCGGAACTTAAATCAATCCCCAGCCCAGGGAAAATTGTTGATAATAAACCCAGAGCTTTATAATTCATCATGTAGGTTCTAACATTTTTACACTTACTCAAACCCGATAAAAATTCATTTGCAATTCTTTCTCCGCTTACTCCATTTAAATCTTTAAATTTCCCCACAGCACTTATTGTTTTTTGATCTAAATGATTTGTAATAATATCATCATTGAATCTTGAGAAGAATCTAACAAGTCTTAATACTCTAAGTTTATCTTCTCTGAACCTTTCCATAGGATCCCCGACACTTCGGACAGAAAGATTCCTTATATCCTTGAAACCCTCTCCTTCTCCCTTGTCATCTAAATTATAATCACGGATTTGCTTGTCATCTAAATCGTAAAAGAGTGCATTTATGTTAAGATCTCTGCGTTTTGCATCCAAACTTGGCGTGCTGTAAGAAACGCTATCTGGTCTTCTTCCATCTCCTTTTTCTGGATCGTAGAATTCAGTTCTAAATGTTGCTATCTCAAATTCTTTTCCATTTATAATTGCACTTATTACACCAAAACTCTCTCCTTTTGGAAAAACTTTTATTCCATTATCAATAGCTTCTTTGGAACTTAGTATTTTGATCACCTGATCGGGTGCTTGGTCAGTTGCAAGATCAACATCCTTTGGATTATATGGAATATGTTTCTGATGGAATATATGATATAGATAATCTCTTATTGCGCCACCAACTGCGTACAATTTTGCCCCAAATTTCTTGAATAGTTGACTTAAAATATCAACTTCCGAGGGCATTGGGATTGATGCACTCATTGCATGATACTGTTCTTCCTCTTTTAGTAGCCAATTTTTGAATTTCATGTTATTTTTGCTCAACATTTTGTAGTTTTCAATATATACTATGTAAATAGCAATAAAATTGATTAAAATCACTAGCCATAAAGTAAAAAGGACAAAAAATGAAAATTTTCAAGAGCTTGGTCTTAATTTTGTTGATTTCTTGTGCAATTTTGTGTTTTTTAAATGAAAATCACACTAAACGGAGCAATATTAAGCAATCTTTTGAGGTAAACAAGCCTTATCTTAACATTTTAAAAGATTTTTCAACAAAAAACTCACTAGAAAAGATAGTTGAGCAAAATAATGCTGTGCTTTTGGACAAAAAATGGGAGTATTTGAACCTTGAAGTGATAAGAATACGCAAACCAAGACAATGGAACGTCGATGGAAGACTAATTTTTACTATTGAGATCAATAATAGTGATCTAGGTAAACAGAAATTAGAGTTTTATCAAGACATCGACCTAAAAAACAACGTCATGATCATAAAAAATGGTCTAGTTTCTCCTGGTAAGAGCATAATTTTGTGTGAGAAGACCATAAAGTTCTTTGAAAAGGACAAAGACAAAACTCTAGTTGAAATTGAGAGCAAACTAGAAGTCAAGAAGCTAATCCCAAAGTTTTTCATTGAAACAATGGACAAAAAAGTTGATGAAAACAACTTAAAAGAAGTTGAAAACTTAAAAAACAATATTCTCGAAGCAACTAAAGGCGAAAATGCCATAATTAGCATTCTGCTCAATTGAATATTCACCAAAATTACTATATAAGATTAAGCATCTCATACAACCACAGCAAAATAGAGGATAAAAATGTCTTTTTTTCAAAATTTATTTAATTCGGAGTTCAGGGGAAATTGGGCCTTAGATGATAAGAAGTATTCACTAACATTTATATGTCCCGCAAACCAAAATAGTTCTAATTTTCAATCAACCTATAATGTCGGACCATGGGATTTAAACGGAAAAGAAAATTTGACATTAAATTATGCCTACGACCCTGAATTTAAAAATTATACCGCACTAAATGTCGATGTATCAGGAGAAAATTCATCCTCCACAACAGTAAATGAAGTTTGCGATGCATTAAACTCAGACGAAACATTTGCCAGTATGTTTCGTGCCAACTTAAATGGATCCGCTGTAGTAATTACCGCCAATCCGACCAGAAAAAAAGAAATAAAATTGTGGATAAGTAATTCTGGTGCTGAACAATCTTTGCGCTTTAATAAAAAAGCCGGTGTATCTGAATTACCATCTTATTTTGCAAGACATACGATTGAAAACAGATTCAATTTTCCTGATTCAACTGGACAGCTTATTCTTCTTGATGAAAATGACTCAGCAGATCAAGACATCATAGAGAGTGCTGGGTTCTCACCTTCCGATATGAAGCAAGACTGGGAATTGATATCAGGCAGAGCCTCTGGACTTTTCACTTGCCAAAAATTAACCGTTGATGGCAGCGATAGAATAACACAAATAATAGAGTATCCCACTGGTGCTGTTGCTGGCGCATTCGCCAGAAAGATAAACTACACATATTCTGGCGGTAATATAAATCCAGACACTGTTACAGAGATTCCATATGTGTTGGCTGCCGGTGATTTGATTACTCCATAATGTTCCTCCAAAATCTTTTTTATGGACGTTTAAAATATGTCAAAACAATTAAGACCTCATGGTCATAATAAATTAACAAAAAATATCAATCATAGATTTTGGAAAAGACCTCTGTATAGACTTCCAAAACAAATATTAAATTTAAGGAATGCTAACAACACAGAAGGATCAACAACAACGCCACCGGGCTTCGGCACTTCAGGTTTTCAATGGATGACAATTAATTCTGTTACCTCAAGCACGGCAACTGGAATTGGTCAAAATAATATTACAATATCGATTGTCCAAAGTGGTGGGGGTATGGGCGAACATCCTGGTATGTATTCTCCGGCATCCTTTCCCGCAGAGTATGGTGTTCCATTCTATGGCACTCAAATAATGAATACACAATCCGGAACGTTTACTGCGACTTTCAGCAGCCCTGTTACGGATGCTTTGGTTGCATTCGCTAGTGTCGGAAACCCCAGTCTTTATGTCCCCGTTGAAGTATCAGCCCCCTTTACTCCAATTTGGAATATTGATACAAGCTTTGAGGACCCAGTAATTGGTACCCAACAATATAGTAAATTTACTGGAAACGAGGGATTTAATATTATTAGAATAGACGGAACAGTAAGTAGTGTAACTTTTAACTATACTGTTGATGAGGTTTATTGCACAGTTTGTTTTGGGTTTGTTGATCAAAATACAACAACCACGTTACCTCCAACTCCAACACTTACTAATACTCCAACACTTACAAAAACTCCAACGCTTACTAATACTCCAACGCTTACTAATACTCCAACGCTTACTAATACTCCAACGCTTACTAATACTCCAACGCTTACTAATACTCCAACACTTACTAATACTCCAACAAGCAGTCAAGCACAAGCCGCCTCTTTACTAACTATATCACGAAACAACGGATCGGGAATCACGTCCTCGTTCTCTGGCAGCGGTACGACAGCCAGCCCGTTTCTGCGTGCTGCGGGCATTTTCCTCGACGACGATAACGGACTGTCGCACTATACGTGGACGGTTGGCGGGCCATGCACCGTGTCAGTCAGGTGGGATTATAACGACGATGACGACAACGGATACGGTTCGTCGATACTAAAAAATAATGTGCGTCAGGTGATTGGAACAAACTCAAATCAAAGCACCGTCACGCCCGGCTTGTATCGGTCGCAAACCAACATCACCGGAACATTCTCCGCAACAACCGGCGACGTTCTGCGGTTCACAGCCGAGATTTCGTACTCGCAATATTTTGCAAACGTTAGTATTTCGGCAGCATGAGTAGTAAGATAACACAAACCAGCCCCTAAAGAGACTCGTTTATCCGCAATAACAACTCTTTTGTTTGCATTGTTGTTAATCAAATTACGATAACTATTTATTTTAATTTTGTATTATTATCTACTCAATTAGTCAATGGACAGTTCCGAGAAAATAAATAAAAATTATTGGTCTTCTATTCTGCCGCATCCGTTATCACCCTCAGATGAGGATACAGAGATATATAAAAATCATTTAATCCAGGGAGATACAATGCTTCTTGGCTGTACTCATAAACTCATTAAGCTTAGTGATTTTCAAATGGATATTGATCCTTGGTATGATTCATCGACTGTGATAGTCGGGGATTGGGTCAACAATAACAAGAAATACAATAACATTATTGGAGATGGTGTTTTAAATTTTACAAAAGAACTCTGCGATAATGTTTTAAAGATGTGTAGCAAATACTCTGATACACTTATAGTCAGAAGTTTTAATTATAAATTAGAACCAATGAAAATAGCCGATCATTTTCCAAATGAAAATGATTTTATTATTAAACCCAACAAATCCATCAAATTCAAAGAATACTCTTTTTATATTTGGAAATTCCATGAATGAAGTAATTTATGATAATGTAAAAAAACTACTTAATATTTTCGAAGAATCTCAATGGAGCCACAAGGTTAATTACGACTATTTAAAAAACTTTAAAGTCATGACCAGAGAAGATCTAAGAAAAGTAAGAATGAGAAAAGACTTATCTCGAACAAGAACGTCTGGTTCAACTGGCGAGCCCGTTACTGTTGCAAAAACTTCATTGGATTTTATTTGGTACTTAGCGACCAATATAAGAGAAATCAAATGGAGAAAATGGGATGTGTCAAAGAATATAGCCATAATCAGACCAGGCTCTAAAACGCTTGATATGAATTCCTGGGGCATACCGAGGAACATAGAAAAGACCCAAGGCAAGACTTTTAAAATAGGTTATTCATCCGTATCTAGTCTTCAGAAATGGTTAGAAGAAAAGAATCCCCACTACCTGCATTGCGCTCCATCTATTATCGAACAGTTAGACTTATCAAAAATCTCAAATTTAATTGATTATAAAGGAACAAGTGAAATGGGAGGCTCCATGTACTCCAGCGAGGAGTGTGGAACAATAAGTATTCAATGCCCAGATAATCCATCTGTTCAACATGTGATGGAGAATCAAATCGTAGAAGTTGATGAAGATGGCGGAATAATAATTACAACTACTACTAATCCTTATATAAAAAGATATAAACATGGTGATCACATAGAGCTTGGAGAATGCGCATGTGGTAGAAAACTGCAGACAATTAAAAAGATACATGGTAGAGTAAGGAATATGTTTGTTTTTCCAAATGGAGATAAAAAATGGCCCCTAATAGGCAGCAGAGACTACTATGAAAAATTCGGAATTAAAAGATTTAAGATAATACAAACCACACTAGAAGACCTTGAAATACAAATAATCTCAGAAAAACTCGGAAATAAAGAAAATGAACTCAAAGATTTTGTGAAAAGTTGTATAGAATCCCCAATAAATGTCCATATTAAGTATGTTGATGAATTTCCAAACTATAAATTCGAAGAATTTGTGTCGTTGGTAACATAAATAGTATTATGAGTTTTAAAGTTTGGCTTGAAAGAAGCGAAGTATCTTCACCAGCGTTATTTGAAAAAGTTAAACAGCTAAAAGGTCTGTACTCTGGTGTTCATTTTTCAAAAACAGACTTCTTAAGTTTAAATCCAAGTCCAAGCCATTTTGATCCAATAGGGGTTTATGTTTTTCCAAAAGACTATGTTTTGGGGAATGGACTGTTTCGAAACAATATGTTTGCAAGCTATCCATATGTATTCCTAATCGAACCCTCAGAGAGCGCCAGAGTTTTAAATCTCGATATGGATAAAAACACTGCTGGTAAACTTTTAAGTGATATGGGAATAGATAAAAGTCTTTTAGATAGCGATGAAGTTTATCATAATTCAGGCAGTAATTCTCCTGGTCATCTTTTCTGGGGAGTTTTAGAGAAGATAAGAAATGAAAAAAGATTACCCAGAAACTCTTCTTGGAACAGCTTCTTTAAAAAGACTGGTTATAATGTTTTATATGATCCTGGACTGGGTATAATTCATAGTAACGAACCTAATCAAGTTGTTTATTTGGATCCTAAGTCATATAGAGTTGTAGATTTAATAACCAATGATAGTGGCTATAAAATACTATATTCTATAGCTAAAAACTTCCCTGAATACCAACTATTTAAGAAAAAATCAAGAGGATGGTACGGAGAAGGCAAAACAGAGATAACACTTAAAGATAAAGATAAATATTCAACAATAGAATTATCCAACTCCAAAGAATATCCAAACACCGTGTGGTGTGTGGTGTATGGGTATACAAATGAATTCAAAAAAGAGTTTTCAATAAAGAGTAATGACGACTTGGCAAAAGCAATTCAAGAAATTAAAGATTTTCTTAAAACAGAAAAAAAGGAAAGAAGTCTTTCGTTATCAAGCGACTATAGTAAAATGGAAAATATAGCCAATACATATGTCCTTAAATATGATAAAGAATATCCAGCAATAATAGAAAAGAACTATAAAAATAATACAAAGTTTATTATTAATTATATGCCGAGTAAAAAAGAAATAGCAATGCGAGTTAAAAAAGGATATTCACCCGGTTCATATTATAATTTCTCTTACCACGTAGACTTAATATCTTCAGAGTCCACCAGTCCAGAAGAAGATGTGAAATCTCTAATCGAGAAGATTAAAAATAAAATAAAAGATGATATAAAAGTTTTTAGATTATCTTCAAATCCTAGTGCGCAATACCAAGCAGAGGATGCTTTAAAGTTTGTTGAATTTCTTGAGAATAGAGTCTTTATTAAAAGAAAACAATCAATATGAAAGAAAAATATATTATAAACGAGTTTGATGAGTTTGCAAAAGAGATAAGAGAGATAGTCGCACGCAATTTAGGTGCAGATGACATGGAGGATATAAATAGTTATATAACCGTTAATCAGGTTAAAGGATTAATAATAGAGCACGCCACCAGTATGAAAAATGATAAACCTATACTTGATGAGAAAGGTTTATTCGATGCATGTGAAGAAATACAGTCGATGATAATGGATGCTGGACTGTCTAAACTAGCAGCCAAAGGACTAATAGAGTGCAGCTGGAGTGATGAGGATGAAGATTTTATCTTTTGGTTACCGGATAAAAAATGATTATTTCCCTTTTATTTTTAGCTCCATTTTTAATATACGTTCCACTCTGTTTACTCTCTATATTGTTGCGATATCCATTCTTTTTAGAGAAGCAAACAGGAAGAATAAACTTATTTATAATTAAAGACAATATTCACTCTGACTTAGTTTTTGAATCCAAGTATTGGAAAGGTTTATTTAACACTAATAAAAAGTATGTGATTATTGGATGGGGTGATCGTAAAATATTTTTAGAAACAAGTTCCTGGGGCAAGTTGAAATTAATAAACGTTATTAAAGCATTTTTTGGATTAAATTCTAGTATCGTTAGAGTTGAATATGTTAACGAATTGCCAAAAAATAAAAAGATTAATAAATACAAAATAAATAAGAATCAATTATCTGTATTAAAAGATCATGTTTTAGATTCACTCAAGAATCTTAAAAAGATTAAAAAACTCAAAACATATTATCAAAAAGGAGATTTTTACTCTTCTGATTTAAGATATAGTTGCATCTATACATGCAACAATTGGGTGAATATTGCACTAAGAAAAATAGGAATGAGCAATAAAATTTGGTGTCCAATTAGTTTTTGGTTATAAAGAAATGGGAATAATTATGCCCTGGTATATTCCAGCAATACTTACCGCTTTTTGTTGGGCACTATCTTATAGTTGCGCCGAAGTTGCACTTAAAAGTGTAGACCGAAAAATGTATTTAGCATTAAGCGGAACAACCAATTGTATTTTTTGGATGATTTGGCTTTTAGCCAGTAAAGCTAAAATACAATGTGACTTTAATCCAAATTCAATCTTTTGGATGACATTAGCATTTTCTGCATCTATAGCAGGAAACTATCTTTGCATAAACGCAATACAAAGTAAAAGCGCAACCCACGCAAGCATAATCGAAACTTCTTATCCTTTATTTTGTATTTTATTTGCATTCTTAGCGACAGGACAGTTCCAATTGTCTCTAATCTCTAGTCTTGGAGCAATAATAGTCGTGATTGGTATGGTAGTTTTTATACTAGGCTCAAACTGAAAGGCTAATTATGAAAAAAGTTAAATCATATCCTTTGACAAATGGACCCAGAATTAAAGAACCAGAGAAGAGAAAATTGTAATGATTATTTTAGTTATAATTTTATCATTGTTTATTTTAGGAGTTCTATCAATAATTCTAGATCATTTTTTCACACCAGAAGAGATAGAAATCAGGAGAGAAGTTCCAAAAAATAATTATTACAACGAATACGCAGAAGTTATCTTTAATGATGATGATCTTGATTTTTAGTAATAGTCTTTATCATCCTTTTCCTCCAATTGCCTCAACTTGACTAGAATAACCTCTAGTTTCTTACAGATATCATCTAGTTTCTTTCCTATTAAATTGACTTCACTTTTTTCACTAATCTCTTGATTACTCTTCTGAATCTCTTTGATGATATTATTAATATCTCTGGACATGTGTTCCTTTCTCCGCCAGGACTATATTATATATTAGTAAAAAATTATTTATAACGGCGCACTTCTAATCCCGCAGATTCTAGGAGAGATTTACTGAATATATCTTTTTGTAAATTAAAACCAACTTCGCCCATTAAAGAAGGATCATAATGCATTTCATACTTATGTTTTCCAACTGAAAGTATGTCACCAGGATTAATTGAATCCTCTTCTATTTGTTCATTATTGATTTTAGTTCCATTGCTACTATTGAGATCTTTTACCATCCATTTTCCATCAACTATAGATAGCTTGCAATGCACCCCAGAAACATTCGGGAATTGCAACACTATATCAGAACTTTCTCTTCTGCCAATAATGAGATTGGACCTCAGCAGAGGAATTGTATCACCGCCTCCAATTGGCCTAAGTTCACCATACTTCATTTTTAATATTTCCTATTGTTATATGATAGCAATTTCTTTTTAATCCGCCAAAGAAAGTGTCATCACGATATTCGTCTAAACCTAGTTCTTTTCTTATTTCGCCTATTTCATTACAAATTGAATTTAACCAAAAATAAATATCATCATTTTGAATAATTGGACTATAATCAAAAGTGAGAATTCTTCCCGAGTGTTTTCCCCAAGATTCATAAGATTCTACTTTTTCTTTTCCTTTTCTCACTATTGTTATATGCGACTTCTTCTTTTGAGGCTTGACGTAAAAACTTTTAGGAATCATGCTTCTATAATAGTTGCTAATACTTTGATCTATGTTTAGTACGCAATAATCCTCAAAGTACTCTACAATACCTGTGGAGGAGAAAGGATACATGGCTCAGAGATTAGTTATTTTTGTCTTTTCCAAACAACACCATCATCATACCACAAGTGAGGCAAAAGCAACCCACGCTGAAGACTGTTGTGAAAGAAACTATTAGAACTGTTGTGCAAACTTGTATTATATCCATGAGAAATCTCCTTTTCTATAGTTATTATTTTATATTTAAAATATTCCTATACAAAGAAGAATATATAATAGCGATATGAGCAAATCAAGTGTGATATATAGGTTCTTTCTTGTGTTGGCAAGAACAATAGATCATAGAGTTGGAAAAACAGATTCTGACACACCAGATATTCCCATACTCACAATGCAAGAGGCACTAATTAGCTTCTTTATTAAATTCTTTATAGTTCTTGTGAATTTTATAACTTGTGCTTTTGTTATAGCTAATATAATTCATCGTTGGTAGAAAAAAATAACTATTTTATTATATATAAAGTAAAACCAACCAACACTCAGAGGAAATATGAAACTAGAATTTAAAGATTATCTAAAAGAAATGGCAATAGCCCAGTTCGGAAGAGTTAAGGGAAAACATATCAACGATATCGATATAGGCTATGCAGGCTGGATGTTAAATAATATCAAAGATGGCGCAAGTAATTTTAGTTTTCTAGCAGATGATGGTTCAGGAAAACTCTCAAAGAAACAAATAGAAGATGGTATCAATATAATATTGTCTGGTAAAAAAGTAGCACCAACTAGTGTTGGGAAACCAGTTACCGCTCTGGGGGCTGCGACGACCACACCAGAACCACCAAAATCATTAGAACCCCAAAAACAAGCAAAAGATCCCAGTGAGTACATGATCCCTGAAGATAAGATCAGTGAGTATCAAAAATCTATTGAAGAAACTTTTTCCAAGACTAATCAACATTTAGCAATAAATGCATTGGCAGGCACAGGTAAAACCACAATACTAAAACACTTGGCTGCTAAGTTTTCAGGTGGTAAAAAATGGCTTTATCTTGTATTTAATAAAAAGAATGCACAAGAAGCAACTTCCGGGGATAAAGCATTTCCTCCTAATGTTGAAACAATGACAAGTCATAAATTTTTAGCAAGAGTTCTGAATGCCACGAGAAGAGACCGTCCTGAGGTTCTTCCAAAAAGTGGAGTTGGCGGCCAAGCTAGTAGTGATGAAGGTCAAGATTTTGGAAACAAAATTACAAAGATACTTGATCATCATTGGTTCTTTAATTTGGCCAACGGTATGCAAAAATCACCAAGCTTCCCAGGAAGAGGATTGGGATATAACTATCAATTTATTCGCTTTAATAAAAAGAAGAATGTTGAAGAAGTAGCCTTTGTGGTTAAATCAAAGATTAATAGATTAGTAGGACTTGCAAAGAATTTTGCCATCAATCCATCTGATCCAAGCGCTGAACAAAAAATAGAAGAGATAATGAGAAAGTATGATATAGATGGAACTTTATCATTAAAAAATAAAGGAGATGATGACGAACCAATGGTCGGAGAACCAAATTTTACTAAACAATTTGTTCTTCTTTCATTGGAAATATTAAAAGCAACTGCTCCTCATGGCACTGTTGGCGATTCAAATTTAGACACTGCACAAGATTTCGATGATATTATTTGGTGGCCCACACTTCACCCAGATAAGATGGTTTGGCCGAATAAAAGTAATTTTGAAGTCGCTCTAGTCGATGAAGTGCAAGACTTTAACGAAGCTCAAAAAGTAATGTTAGAGAACTTAGCCAAGAATGGAATAAGAATAATAATAGTAGGAGATCCTCGTCAAGCAATCTATAGATTCAGGGGAGCAGATGCTAAAGGCTTCTCTAATATTGAAGCTCTTTTAGGATCTTCTTCAAGAGGAGTTTCATCCCATGAACTTCCCGTTAATTATAGAAGTGGCAAAAAAATAATAGATTTTGTAAATCAAAAAACACATGTAAAAAACCTGAAGTCAGGAAGAGATCACGAAGGAGAAGTAAATCCAGATGCTACCTACGAAGGAGTTATGTCGGATATAGACAATGAATGGAAAAAAGGTAGCTTAGAACAAGAGACTGCTTTTATTGCAAGAAATAATGCTCCTTTACTTAAGGCTGCTTTGCATTTGTTAAAGAATCATATTCCTTTTACTATTGTTGGTAAAGACTTTTCAACTGAGGTCTTAAACTTTATCTATAGAATTGTCGGAAATGATAAAATAGCAATAGGAAAATTCAATGTTGGTAAATTTCCAGTAGAGGATTTTGATCAAACAATGAGAAGTTACGTTATTGCAAAAGAAGATAAGTATGAAAACAAGAAGGATAAAGAAAAATATCTTGATGAATTAAATCAACTTTACTCATCGATATCTAGTCTTTTAGAATATGTCAGACAAAATGGTTACAAGAATCCTTTAACTAAATCTGATATTCATACCGTGGGTGATTTATGCTCATACATCGCCCAAATATTTAAAGGATTAGACCCAGACGCAAGTGACAAAGACGCTTCTGCTTATGATCGTATTGATAAGAAGAAAAATGTTATTCTAACAACGGCTCATAAATCAAAGGGATTAGAGTTCGAAAGAGTTAACATACTTGACGATGAACAATTCCCAGCGGGTGACTCCTATGATCCTGATGATGAAGAAGAGGAGCAAGAGCATAATGCAAAGTATGTCGCTTATACTAGGGCCACACATGCACTAAATATAACTAGTGGTGAGGAAGACAAAGGAAAGAAAAAAGGTGGCAGGAAAAGATTAAGCCATCCTGATGGTTGAGATATTTTATGAAAGAACATCTCTTTGACTACCGATTGCTTTTACTACGATGTCAAAACCCCGGCCGAAAAGGTTTTTCTTTCGACGGGAAATAAAAACTTAACTAGTTGGCAAGTCCTCCAAAACTTCTATTATTTCTATTAATTGATTCTTGCTATATTCTTTTTCAAATGGAATAAAAGACCAAGAACCATCTTTGAATACAAAGTATCCATAATAGCTCTTATAATGAAAATCACTAATCTTTTCTAGGTTGAGCATAAAACTATTTAGTTCCGAAGCATGGGTACGATCCATGAATAATTGGACCAAAGCCAATTGTGATACCAATTTCACTACTTCGGACCGTTCAATCTAAGCCCACAAAAGGAATTGAACCTTTATTTGATGATTACAAATCAACTGTAATAGCCTTTATACTATGCGGGCCCACCATTCAAAAAAACGAAAAGGTGTTTCTATCGAATGGAAATTAAAAATGAAGGTTTTAGATTAGATCCAAAAACCAACGTCAGCCTCCGAAAACATATTATAGCAAACATTAATTATTTCTCAATCTCTTTTTTACAAGGACAATCAACATGATGCATAAAATGTTCACCAAAAACTAAAAACCAATGACCATCATGTTGAACAGTGGTCATTCTTGTGCTTTTTCTTGGACTATCCATTGGAACCCCTTCAACCGTTACAGTCTTTGGAACCGTATTTGGTTTACTACAGGAAACAGAGAGTAAGCAAACTATTAAAAAAATGATTTTTTTCATAAATCCTCCACGCCTTCCTTGGCGAAAATGTTATTCTATCGAACAGAAATTAAAGATGAAGATTTTAGGTCAAATTCTTCATTAGCCCAATTACTTTGTCAAAAGCCGCTACATTATTTTTTCGAAGAGCTACAAGTTGTTCCATCAAGCCGAAAACAACATTCTCAGAAAGATGACTTGAGGTCTTTGGCTCATTACTCAAATTTTTAGCAATCGAATTCTGAATACTGGTATGGACTACTACAGATTCTTTCATAACGGGCAGCTCAAGCTGACGATCGATGATCACTTCATCTTTGACTGCTTTGACTGTTAGGTTATCTCTTTGACTAATCTCCTTAATGTGTTGCTTTATCTTCTCTTTGATGTATTGTATTGGGTCTTCTGACACAATAGAATTTTTCCACCAGCATTTAACGTCAACTGATTGAAGACCGATAGAAACAAAAGTGTTATTATTTTTTGTGTTCTTTGTATATTCTTTTGCAACAATTCCATTTTTTTCCCTACCGGCTAGGAATTCATCACCGCCTTCTAGTGTTCTAACTATCTCATTGGCAATATGACCCGCACCATGACTCCAGTTATTAATAATAATATTTTCCACATTGTGATTACTGTTCTTGTAGACCGCACTAATATCTCTTAGTAGGGCTGTTGTAGGGGCTTCGATCTTAGGTTTCTTCAAAACTTTAAGTGAATAGATCTGGCGATAGTAGTACAGGTAATGAGCAGTTAGGGATAAATTCTCACTGATCCATCCCAGTGCATCAGTCATTGTATTTTTTATATTAACTTTCTTATTTGACATCGTCATTCCTTTATTGTTTAAATTTAAATTGTTTAAGTTGCCGTTGATCGCATTATAAATAATGTCTTTAATCTTGTCAACATCTTTCAATAAAGAAAACTCTTTAGAATGTTCGGTACTTATCTGGCGTGCATAATACGGCTTCCCGACGCCATATATTTTTTCAATTTTATAATTTTCAATTACATCATGCGAATATATCAAAGATCTGACACATGGGGCGTTTAATACAACTTCTAAACAATTCTTTCTTACGACTCTTCTTCCGTAAAAATCAACAGTATTATACGGGAATTTATTCACCCACTTCGGAGTTTTTCTTCTTTCAACTTCTATGAGTAAATTCTTCTCAGATCCTGGATCGCTTATAATGAAATCTACTCTTTCTACCCCATGTGGATGCCTCACAACATTGAGATTCATTTCCTTGCATATTCGTTTCAAGAATTCATGGAATCTCTTTTCCCCCACATTCCCATATGCTAATCTTTTTTTGTTTATTTTCTCTCTATAATATTTTTTATTTCTCATGACATATGAGAGTAATTGTCATATATAAAAATATGAAAAACTTCAAACACTGGCTAGAAAACAATCAAATAGTATTATCTGGCTGGTTATCCCCCAGTGGAAGATTCTATGAATGCAAAAGAAGTATCTTTGATCATTTGGGCGTAATAGAAAATACACCCGAAATAAGAAACTCCTTGCCAGATTGGTTTGAAAAGAAAATAAAACAACTAAATCAGTCAAAAGAAACTAGCCAGGAACTGATGAGAAATGGCGAACATCCTGAATGGCACTCTTATGATATGCTCCACGATAGTATTGAGGAAGCTGTTTATGATGAAATGTATAAAAAAGGATACCTAAGAGTAGCACAAAATCAAGATGTTGTTTATTTTGAAGGAAGTTCAAATGGAATTAAAAACTTATACCAAAAAGCCAAAGATCTAGCTGAATCACATGGTAAAACAGCAAATTTCCAGAAAATAAATGTTTAATATGCTATACATTAAAACAAAACTAAAAGAAAGTAGTATACACGGAATAGGATGCTTTGCTGATGAAGATATAAGCAGAGGAACTTTAATCTGGAAGTTCACCAAAGGATATGATCAAGAGTTTCCAACTGACTACCCAGAAAAATTATATGCTACTAGCAGAGAGCAGTTTCTTAAATACGCTTATGTTAGCAGAAACTCTGGAGAGTATATCTTATGCACAGATGATGCCAGATTCTTTAATCACTCTGAAGATAATAACGTAATTAATATACGTAGCATCTCCTGGCCTTGGAGTAATGAAGCTGAACAAGAAGGAATAGACATAGCTTTGAGAGATATTAAAGCTGGGGAAGAGTTAACATACGACTATAATGTATTTGCGCCTTCTCCTGATGGAGAATTGTAAAAAACCCTATTAAACTTTCAAAAATTATACCCGCCGGATTTTTTTGAAAACCGTTTTTGAAAAGTTATAGGTTTATAGGGGTAGGTTTAAAGTTAATTAAGTATAACTTTGAAAAAAAATAGAAAGCCCACTAGAAGTTCGTTAAAAAGTTCATGGGCTTGGAAAAAAGAAATAAAAAGGAAAAGAAAAAGGGCGTAGTGGCGCTAAACCGGTACCCGTACCAGAGACCATACCCAGGTTTTTTCGGTTTTAGTTTTTCCGTTTTTAACTTTGTAAAAGTATACCGTACCTGAAACCATTTTGGTTTCTGAAAGTTAACCGTACTAGAAATGATCCACAAAACTAAACGGGGGGAGTGTCAGTGGGGGGATATAAGAATCCCCGTGACCATTGGAGCCCCACCACTCAGGCCAGCCCCAGTCGGCGGGGTGCGAGCGGTCGCCTTGCGGCCCCACCGACACCTCCGGGTCACTACCCAGCATGGCATGATCGTCCCGGACTCGCAGCGCCCGGTTATAGGGATGTAAGGAACGATCAACCCTTGGGGACACGACGATGAGCAACTACTATCAGTCAGTGGATTCCTTAACCGTACCAGAGAACATAATGCGATGTTTATAATGGACTAATTATAATCTCTAGTACGGTTGGTGGAATTAAAACCGAAACCCTCCCCCGTAGGGGAGGGCCGGTCGATCATTCACAGATGGTTAGCGTACTTGTAGTCAGTTCCATCTTTCGATACAACGGCAAGACAATCGGTTGGAAAGTTCACAACAACTGGGATGCCGAAAATCTTGATAACAACCGGAGCAGTTCCGGGAATATTCTGGGCAGACGATCTGCCATTCGGGGCGACGTAGTCCATTCCCACAACAACGCCGGTAAAACCCTCAAACGTGCCTTCGACGATGCTAACAACGGTGCCGATGATCATGGTATTCACTCCGCAAGTGGTGGTTGGTGTTACATCCCTAAACCGTACTAGAGACGATAATAATCAACCCATTAGGGGGGAGAGTTTTACCCCTCCCCCCTTTCGGGCTAGACGATCTGCCATTCGCACGCCACCTTGCTTGCCCCCTTGCAAGCCTGCTTGGGAAGTTGCTTCACAAGCTCCCGCTTCACGCTCTCGACGCCCTGCTTGACCTCTGTGACACGATCAGCCACAGACCCTACCGCAGACTCCCCGGTGACCAGAGCCGTTCTAATGCAGTCTACGAGCACCCCAGTGGCAAGGGGGCCAGTCGAACGCATAGCGACCAGATCGGCACGGGTGATTGTCTCTCCCCGATCCATCCGGGCGATCAGACTATCGAACGCAGCCGATGCCGTTTCCTGCCACAGAGCCACCGACTCCAACCACGGGATTGACGTTGTGGCATCCCGCTCGTAATCGTCGCCCACCTTCACGGTGCCGACGCAGCGAACCGTGAAATCGACCGTATGATCCCCGGCCGGGATCGAATCCCGATCAAACTTGACCTTGCTCAGAGCCAGCATTTGAATGTCGTTCATGGTTTCCATCTCCAAGGGTTTATCGTTCCTTACAAACCAAAACCGTACTAGAGGCTATTCTTACTGGTCGAGCCAGCTATGAATTGCGTTTCCGATTTCATAGGTTGTATAGCTAATAAACCCGCAGAAACTTAGCAGCCCGGCAAGTACGATCCAATCGTTGAGGGTGAGAAGCATAGTAATAGTACCTTGTGGGGTGTTAGGTTCACAACTTTCAACCGTACCAGAATCAATCAATCGTAGTAATAATCGTTTACTACCCTGTCAACAAACTTGAATGTCTGGCAGAATAGGAACCAACTAACCGCCGATACCACTGTCACAAATCCAAAAACTACCATTAGGTGGGCGAAAATGTTGAACACAAAGCTAAAATCAGAATTGTACCAAGGCATCATAAGGCTCCAAGGTTAGGTTTACAGTTCACAACCGTACCAGAAAGTAAGGGGGGAGTTTGTTGTCCTCCCCCCTTACTGTTTACTTCCACCGCTTCATTTCTTTGTTAGCAGCGGCGACGATTGCTGCCTTTTTCCGGCGACCCTTCAGCTCTGCTTTCGTCTTGGGAATGTTGCTGCCGTTCTGCCGGAGGTATTTCAACCGGAGGCAAACCGCTGCCGGAGTTACCCCCAACTCCCGTGCTACGCTGGTCTGATTGCCACCATTGCTGAGATTCCGCATCACAACATTGACGAACGTTTCAACACTGACAGTCTGCCGTTTCATGGTTTTTCCTTTATTGTTATTATTCGGGCCACAGTTTACTACCGTACTAAAATCAACCGTCACTTATCACCACTCATTCTTCGATGGTAACCCGTATGCTTCCGGGTCAAGTTTGGGGCCAAGCCCATAAGTATCAATTACGGGGATACCGGCCGCTCGTCGTTGATAGACATTGACAGCGGCGCCGACCAAATCAACCGCTTCACTCTCGCTGATCAGCCCCTTTGCGTAACTCTTGATCGCCAGTTCGATTTCAGTAATGATGCTCATTTTCTTGTTCCTTACTGGTTTACCGGGTCGTTCCTACAACTCTAAACCGTACTAAAGACTATCCATACTTGGGTCACACGACCCCCGCCAAGTATGTTTCATACTGAGCAAGCAAATCAATCTTTTTAGCCTTAGGCTTGATTCCGGCCTCTGCAAGGATGCCCTTCACAATCTTTGCGACGTTTACTTTACTGTGCTTCAGCCCCTTAGTTTCGAGCTTAAGAGCACTCTTAAGAGCAAGCAGACGATACTTCAGAACATTTTCGCCGGTGATAACGGTGCACATTTTTTTGTTCCTTAGTGGTTGGTTCTACGGTTCATTACCGTACCAGAGACTAAGATTATTATTATAATCTCTGGTACGGTTTATTGCAGTTTGGAAAAGAGACCTAGCCACTTGGGCCTAGGTCATAGTAACAGGGGGATTGATTTTCCAGCCGCTCCTCCTCCTCAAAGTTTGCTAGGTCGCAATAGCGAGTTGCGTCCGCTACCTTTTCAAACTTGAGACCCGTGTGCAACAGGCCGTGATTGGTAGAGTAGATATTCCAAAACCCATTCTCGTCACGCAGGGTGTAGTATTCGTTTTTCGGCATCATTCAGTCCCAGAGGTGTTGGTGTTACAACTCTAAACCGTACTAAAGACTATCCCGTGAACACCCCCGCCTGTTAGTTTGGCGGGGGTGTTCATTCCGGGGGGTTTATTCAGAAGCTAATGCCATTTTAACGGCATTTACCATCTGCCCATACAAACTACCGGCAAAGTTACCACCACACATTTCTGCCAATTCCCGCTGGAAAGCGTGAGGGGTCATTGATCCCTTGCGATTACCCTGCCGGAATACTTCCGCCTTTGCCTTTACCTTTACAAAATCTAGACGGTGGTTCTGACGCTCTACGGTGCGATCTGGGGCCGTTATGCTAAACGTGCCATTGCCCGCCCGGTTAGTATAAACCACCCGCCAAATCTGATCCTGCGAAGCCAGAGAGTGTCGGATGGTTCCCTTGACCATCAGACCGCCAACCCTACGGAAAGTTGTCCCTTCCTCCGTCTCGACCGGATAGAACTTGACGGGGGCGGGAGCATCAACGATTTGCCACGGCATTGTAAGATTCCTTAGTGGTGTTGGTTACAACTCAAAACCGTACTAGAGACTATCCTTAGAAGAGAGCCCCTCCGTTTTACGGGAGGGGCTAAGGATCAACCCGTGATAATCCGCAGAACTTCAGCGTTGAGCGGATCACGGACAGGGTCGAATTCGACCGGAACTTCGACTTCCCGCTGATTGTGGATAATGTCCACAATCGCATCGACCAGAACCCGCTCACTCACCGTGAAATGGCCCCGGGCGTGAATCTCTGCGTCCCGCTTCATTTCACGCTCAATCTTTGCCTTGTTCATCGTTCGTTCCTTAGAGAAGGGAGTTGAACCACTGAGACAAAACCGTACTAGAGAAGATCGACCGCTAGGGTTGAACCTAGTTAGCTAGGATTGAACCTAGTTGAATCCCCATCGGGACGGTCGAAAGATTGTTTAGCGTCCAGTGTTATTATCAATAATAATAGTAAGAATTCCGCTGCACAATCCAAGGAAGCACATCATGTTGAATACTCAAGTAAAGGAAAGTTAGTAACAAGCTCCCGGCTTCGACCGGTAGCCTTGAACCGTACCCACGGGAAACCCCGTAGGGCTCACCCCCCGGCCTTGTTGTTGGCCGGGGGGTGAATCTTCCTTACTTCACTCAACACCCAGGCTGGCGAGAATCGCAGCCGCCCGCTCTGCCGTGTTGCTCGTCCGACCGCCGCCTGCGAACCGGGGAATGTCAATCCCGTGCTTCTTGCGAAGCTGGCTCAGACGCACACTCACCGAACCCGGAACGATACCCAACTCAGTCGCAACATCATCGACACTACCACCGGCCCGCTGCGTCTTGATAACGCAGGTCAGGAACGTCTCAAGATCAACACCCTTTTGTCCAACTTGGCGACCCATAGTAATCATCTCCTGCTTATAGTAACTCAACCCTAGGTTCCCGCTTGCCGCATCGGCTTGCTGTCGGAACAAACCCAAACCGTACCAAACTCTATCCCTTATTATGACACCGGATACAATCCCTGCGGATCATATTTGATTTAATATCGGTGAAAAAACTTTCAATATCGAGGAAGTTCTTATAGGAACTATCTTCAGCGAACTTCTTCACAGCCTCGATTAGCTTATCGGTCGGCTTCACAGTCTCAGCAGTGTAATAACCTTCCAGAACGTCCATATACTCTTTATCCATCGCTGGTTCCTTTGGTGTTACTTGAACAGTTCACTACCGTACTAGAGACTAAATCAGGTTCCGGCCTTTCAACCATTCGTATACAGTACCAGCAGCATTGTTGATCTTGATACCATCAAGAAAACAATCATTGATAATACTGATCACAACCACTCTATTTTGATTTATATCAGCGATACTATTGCTAGTTGGTTCTTCCCACCAGCTTCCAAGTTCACAGAATTCCAGTTGTAGATATTCCAGCACCTTTTCACGATACTGGTTTCGATTCTCAACAAGATTCTTTTTATTCTTTACTTTACGATTCTTGTTTTCAAAGAAATCGCTATAAAATCCATCGTAGAAGTTATTGTTCATCGTGTTCTCCCTTTGATGTTCAACCGTACTAGAACTGATTTACTTTTTACTACTGGGGAAGTCGAAGTATCCCACAAGCCATTCTTTTCCTTCATCATCAATCATGATTCTAGGACGATCCCTATAGGCGTTATATAGGTTGATCAGCCTGTCAACCATCCAGCATCCACTAAGAATCAAGAGATACACACTAGCAATTGTGCTAAGATACATTGCGACGATGAAAATCGTAGTAGTCATTTCTGTTTCCTGTTTTGGTGAATCTCACAACCCTTTACCGTACCAAAGACTACATATTGATCATCTGCCGGAGTTCATTATCAATGCTATGATTCTTTTCCATAGTTTCGATAATACTATTCAGTGTTTCACTAATAGTATTAAGGATCATATCGCCGTCGCCTTCCACATTACTATTGTCCACAAAATTCTGGAGCATCTTCAGGTTTTCAATTGTGTCCATTCTTTTCATCCTCTTTGTTTTTTACAGGGAAAACTAAATCACAAACAAACCAAGCACAGGCCATACCAACAGCCATGCCAATTAGAAAACTATTCCAATCCATATAAAGATCGAGCATCCTTGCCCCTTTCATACCGTACTAGAATTTATCAAAAGCGTCCCAGAATCCAACTTTATTGCCGTTAGAATCTCTAAGATTACCATCATCCCCAGGTTTAATATCAACTGGGATTTGATTTAGAACAACACGCAGTTCATTAGGGTTATCCTTGAAACTTGCGTTATCCATGTTTACTTCAACAACGATTTTCATAATTTGTTCCCGTACTAGAAGGGATAATCCTCCGGCTGTTCCTGACTCTTGCTGTAATCTTCCTGCTGGTCGATATAGTTGTTTAGTTCCTGATCCTCGACCAATTCAACATATCGACTACGTTCACAAACGATATTACGCTTCTTGAGAATCTTATAGATGATTCTTTCGGCGTTTGTAAGGTCAGCGATGCTGATACCGATGATAGCCCGTGCGATTTGTTCCAGTTCGGTGTTCATCGTTTTGCTCCGTGGTGTTGATCCTACAACTCAAAACCGTACCTGAGTCTATCGCACCATTACCGGCGCTTGGCAGATATGGATATTTGGGGGAATTGGTTGATCGGGGATATTTGGGTTCTTGCTATATTCAACAATCCCCTGCCGATCCATCCTACACCAATATGTTCCAGACGGATCACTCCAATACTGGTAACTATTATCAAATCCCCTATACACGATATATTGCGGATCATTTTGATGCTTTCTTGCTTCCACAATATTGTGAACAACTGGGGCGGCTTCCTTACCGCACTGCAAACAAGCAACAATCAATCCGACAACTAAACTGGCAATTTGAAGATACAACATTTTTCCAATCCTTTGAATAATGTTTCGGGCTACAGGCATCTACCGTACTAGACTTCATCCTCATCATCCCGGTCGCCAAGTTCACCATCATCATCCCAATCATCCTCTTCTTCCTCATCATCGTCATAATCAGCATCATCATAATACTCGCCATCCTCATCACTATTCAGGCAAGCATCGCAGATGCTATACCGATTGGTGACGGGAAGGCGCTTGCCACAGGTGCAAACCATATCCAACTGGTTTCCACTCTCATCGAACCGGGGGCAGCAACCCGGTTCATGGCCGCAACACGGGAAATCTTGGCAGTAAACCATGACTGTTCTCCTCTTGAGTATTGGATCGGAACAACTCACTACCGTACCTGAGACAATCTTGTGGAAAATTATGTGAAGATTTACCCGGACTATACTATATAAGAGTATGGATAAATTTCAAATAGGTTATTTGGCTGGAATAATAGATGGTGAAGGTTGTGTATATGTAAACAAAAGGAAACCTCACGGAAGAAGAAAAACTTTTGGATATGGTGTGAAAGTAGTTGTATCAATAACATCCTATAGTCTCGTGGAATGGTTTGTTACTAATGCAAGACTCACATCTATTCATCACAGATTACCAGAAGGTAATCGTAAACCTCAATGGATGTGCACTTGGAATAATTCAAATGCAGAATGGATTTTAAATACTGTTCTTCCTCACTTGGTAATAAAAAAAGAGCAAGCAAAGATAGGTTTAGAATTACTCGTTCATATGAGAACAACGCCTGTAGTAAGAGGGCAGTGTATATCCCCTGAAATTATCTCTTATAGAGATTCCATGAAAGATAAGATATCTTTACTAAATCGTCGTGGTAAACAAACTGACTAGAAATCATCCCCACCGAAATAACCGTAATCTTCATCCAAACCAAATCCACAACTACGAAACGTATCTGCGTCTGCTTCAACGTCAGTCATATTTTCCTCAAAATCATCCTCATCCTTATCACACTGAGAATCTATCTCGTGTTCTGCATCGGGATGATATGAGCAAGAATCTTCATCGGGAAAAACATCGTCTGGGTTCATGGTGTTTCCTTTGGTTAATTCACAACCGTACCAGAAAGAATATTGTATACCGGTTGTAAATGGATCGACTTATGATGATATGGGAATCGCACCCATACGTCGCTAGGACGTGCTTGTTTTTATCACCACGATAGTTTTACGATAAGTGTCCGGTATTACGCACATTACCAACCACAAGTTACCCTGTGGCATCTATCCGACCCCTGACGCATTTATATTGGCCCCGTGCTGGGAATCCAACCCAGAAGGAGAGCAGCATAAGCCTTCCCATAGCCAGGGTTGGCAACCTCGTACACCCATTAGATGCTGCGGCTGTTTGCTGGGCTATCTCTCCTTTGTCGGCAGACACACAGGATGTTTCGTTGAATCCACACCGTACCAGAGTCAATCGTTTTCGTATATCCCTTTAGTATATTCTTTTGGAATTATTGGACACCAGCCTTTAGCCTTTTCAGCATCATATGGTATCCAGAATGGAGCATCACAAGCATCTACTACTCCAAACTTATTATTCACAAAGATATGAGGACATAGTTTAGTCCCATTTACTTCACGTTCTTCGTAATGGTATTTACCAATACCTATTCCGATGTTATGTCCAAAGTAATAAACTTCCTGATCCTTTTCTGGAGGGAAGTTATGACTGCTTTTCCAAATGTTCATATTGTTTTACCGTACTGAATACAAAAAGCCGATTGTTTCTCTGTCCCAGCTTTTTCCTTTTAATTCTCTGATGTAATCTTCTGCCGCTTCTTTATTCGTATATTTAATTACGAATGGCTGTTTATAAACATCGCCTTTATTCGTCAATGGTTTACGATCCCTATAGATCACAAAATAACCATCCTCTTCTTTCACAGAATAGTCGCAGGTTCGTTTCATAGTATTTACCGTACTAGATACTATACCACATTACAAATAAAAAATAAACCCCCTCCGTTTTACGGGAGGGGGTTCGTATGGCCGATTATTTAATCAGCCTTAACTTCACTCAACACCCAGGCTGGCGAGGATAGCCGCCGCCCGCTCTGCGGTGTTGCTGGTGCGGCCCGACCCCTCGAAGCGGGGGACGTTCGCACCATGCTTCTTGCGAAGCTGCGAGAGACGCACCGACACGCTGCCCGCCGTGATGCCCAGAGCATCGGCCACATCCTGCACCGACCCACCAGCCCGCTGCGTCTCAACGACACAGGTAAGGAAACGCTCCAAATCGACACCCTTCTGTCCAACTGCACGACCCATAATAATTAAACTCCTACTTTATACAACCCTTGTTGCCGTTTGCCGCACTGGCTCACCGTCGCAACATCCATCAACCGTACCAAAGAGCAAGTTACTCTGTTTTATTCCCTTTAGTTTCGAATATTCATGGTTTATCGTCTCTAGTAAATGTATCCAACATTATATTCCTTAGCTCATTTGAAACTTCTTTAAGTTCCCTTTGTATTTCCTTCTTCCTTCTTGAAAGTTTTTCAACCTTCTCAGCTTTCAACTTCTTCACATTATTATCATACTTACTAATACACTTTTCCACAAGAATTAGCATACTTGGGCCTGTATCAGAGCAGACTTCACCATATTCAAAATCTTTAAGTGTTACCCTATAACCACTCACATGATTAGTGATAACTACCTGTCTTGATAAACCTTCATTTAAAAAGGCTTTCATATTATTCGTATACTCGGTCAACGCACCAGTCTTTCCCGATCCCGAAAATGCCTTTATGAAAGTCTTTGTATTATTCATAGATTATCCAAAAGTTCTTCAAACTCATCTGGATCGCAATCAAATGAGTTATGGGTGTTTCGCTGGATTTCAATCTGTCGCACAATCCAGTCGATTTGATGGCGATCAATACTGTCGAAATAACCCCGATCCTGAATTTCCTTATTCTTTTCCATCTGCTTCTTGACGCTCATTATAAGCTCCCCGGAGGTTAGTTGCTTCTGTGCAAAACCGTACTAGAGAAGAAGTAAGGTGCTTCCCATTTTGACAACCAATCACTTTGATTGGTGGAGCTTTGGTATGGCCCACTTGCTGGGAAGCACCTTACAACTATCAACCGTACCAGAGACGATCAGGATTAAACTTCTTCCTTAACTGTTTCCATAACAATTAATTCTTCACTATAAGGAAGATTATCCAGAAAGTTATGTAATGTTTCTGGAGTGTTATATGGGCCGTATTTAATTTGCCCTTGTTCATAATAAATGTGAACGTAAAACATTACTATTATTTAGCACTTCTGTATTCAACTTGAATAGTAGAATTTCTACTAGCCATCTTCACAAAATTTGAAACACTATCCCAATCTGGACTAGAGTCGATATACAACTCTTTATTATCGTTTAACAAATATATTTCAAAACCACCTGATGGATACTCACCATCAACAAATGGTTTCTTTGTATTCACTACAACGTATTGTTTCAACGGTATGAATCCACAGGGTTATGGTGAATATAGAATGCACGGTGCCTAATATAAGATTCTGAGGCGTGTCTTAAAGTAGTTTCCGCCCGGAGCTGATTAGCATAGGAAGGATCGCTAGTATACTTATCGGCCGCTTCCTTAAATTCACTCACATTTTCAAGATAGGTTTGATAATACATCTCGCTAAGACGCTCAAGAGTCTCAATATCCAGTCCGCTCGCAGTTGTGTCGCTCATCTTTTTACCCTTTGGTGTTGGTGTTACGAAACGAAACCGTACCAGAGACTATCCCGATTCTATTCGAAACTCTTCAATAGGACTACGTTTGGAAGACTATTCCAAATATTGCTGGGGTATTCGCAACTATTGTTTAATATGGGTTCACCACTAATATACCAGACGAAATCTTTCTGGTATAGAATTCGTGCTTCACAAAATTTACGAAGGATACTATTCAATCTGCTCTTAGTGGTGCTTGTGGAGTATCCCTGATTATTGATCCTTACAGTCTGATCAGTAATCTCAGCAATATGGTGACCGAATAAAAATACATCAATCACATCCCCATTTACTTCAACCTTAGTATTGCTGCAAGAATAATTCTTTTTATTCAAGATTGCATGGATCATACCTTGTTCAATCTTACGCATCTTTTTCTCCAAGAGAAGGTCGGGACAAACCACAACCGTACCAGAGACTAAATCATTTCTCTCTCAAAAATATTTTCCCAGTTTATAATAGTATATACCTATAGATTAACAATGACGTTAATCATGTTTTTTTAAAAGGAGTTTATTATGAGTGCAACAACAACAGAAGGCACAGGTTTAGGAATGGCCCCTAACCAAGTATCTTTAACAGTAGCTGGCCCACATATCGTAGCCGCCGGAACAGTTAGAACGGGACAGCCAGGAGCAGACGGACAATCTAATGACTGGTGGATTACAGTCGATCTAGATCAAGTATTACCTTTAAGCCCAAGTAATTATGCCGTAATGATTACACAAAGTGACGAATCAGGTCATTTAGGTGGCCCAGATGGTCAGAGATCAAACAACCCACCACATATCGAGAAATTCGTTAAGGTTAACGGGGATCGTTATAACTACTGGGGTATTGATGATGAGTTCGAAAGCTATGCTAATTGGAACAACAATGGTTTAGCTGGTTTCGTTGTCCACTGCGGACACCCTGACCCAAAGACTATTGATTATGTTGTCGTAAGAACCGGTTTTTTAAGAACTAACTGAATTTAACTAAAAACACTTTTGGTGTTAACCCCAAGACTAACCCTCTTGGGGTTTTTTATTATACCTTCCTGATTATCCTATCGTATTCTTCTATCAACTCCAAAGCAGAGATATTATATTCTTCTGCGTAGTCCCTTGCTTTATCCTTGTTTGGACTCAGCATACTCATTGGAGAATTTAAAGTTTTAAGAATAAACCTTATACTTTGTTCTTTTGAGAGATCTGCCAATTTTTATGCTCCACAACTACGTCAATGTTATTACGAAGAAGATTATCAGGCGCAGTATCACAATACAAACTAATCATCTCAAGAATATCATCAAGACTATTCCTAAGAAGATTATCATTGGTTAAACTCTTTGAATAAGAAAGTTTAGCAGCAATCTTACAAAAGAGTAGTGCATCTTCCTTGTCCATAGAGCCTACCATTGTGGCACCTTTGCTCCCTTAGCACGAAGTTTATGGCACCGCTGCCTTACTGCTTGAGGACTAATCCCCAATTCATTTGCAACGCTAATACTGTTTCCACCGTTCTTAACGGCTTCCACAATAGCTTTAAGAAAAACATCAAGACTGATTCTTTTGTTCTTCTTAGGAAGATCGTCGTTATCGTCGTCATCAAAACTGAGTTCAATATCAAACATCTATTCTTTCTCCGTGGTGACAACCCAACACCGTACCAGAGACGATTCAAAGACTGGAAGTTTCCTCGTCCCTTTGCTCTACCGGACTTTGCCACTCATCTTTTAACTGCCCATAGTATAACTTTTCAATCCATACTTCTGGGCCATGTTTATTTCTGGCAAATTTAACAGCATCCCATTCACTATATGCTGATACATAGTCAGCTATACGATTATTCTTCCAAACCCGCCAAGTATGTTTTTCCATTCCCCTATTATAATTTAATCTGGGGTTATTGTCAAGGATTTAATGTCCACTAACAATATCTTTTATAGCGGCGCTACACTCTTGAATGTTAAATCCATTATCCCATGCTTCGAATACTGTACTCTCAATAACTTCGTTATCCCAATATATTTCGTATTCATAATATTCAAGATCATAATACTCTTTTACTCGAGCATAATAATCAGTGAATTCTTTTTTACTTCGCATCGTCATATGCGTTTTCGTGTGTAGAAAGCGTGCTCTTTGGCTGAGTCCCTACGTTCTAGCATACTATCTGCCATAGAGTAAGCAATCACACTAATCTCATCAATCTCAAAGGCTTGAGATTGTGCAGTCATAATAGCCTGCATGGCTAGTCCGGCAAAATAATCTCTGAGACTAATGTGACTATTATCTTTATCTTGTAACATTTAGACTCCACTCTTAAGAGCCCGATTAGTAGCAATCTTCACACCAAGTTTACGATTAAACATTCCACCACTAGGAACATTAAACTTACCCCTCAGATCACGACCATCAGGAGTAGTAATCTCCACAAGTGTAAAGCCACCTTTGCAACTAAGTTCCCAAATTCCCAGGCGAACATTATTGTATTGTTCATATTCACGCTTGCTCATGATCTCATGAACAATCTCTGGGAAGTTAAGAGTGTTATTATAAACCCGTCCGTGATAAACACGAACCTTATAACCAGTCTTACGAAGAACTTCTACGTTTGGCATTTCAATTTTATTCATAGTGGTCATTGGTGTGTTCCTATATTTACCAAGGGCGGGCTGGATCACGACGATGTTTCTTTTTCTTATTCATCACAGAGTTTACAATATTGGTTTTAACCTTATTGAACTCTTTGATTGCTTCTGGAAGTTTCTCTTCAAACTTTGAAATCACAAAGTCTTTTTTATTATTAAGCCAACTCTTATTAAACCAGTCAGGCAACGGATTCATTATAGATCCCTCTTTCTATTTACATCAGTAACAGTGTGATTATACTCTATTCCAGATTCTCTGCAATAACGGCTGACATAATAATAACTGGTCAAACGATCAAGAAAACCATTATCAACAAGCCACTTACTGGCATTGTATTCCCATTGATCCCCATACCCATAAGTAAAAGGAATCTTATGAACCATACGGTCGTTCACCCAGATTTCACAAGTATGGTAGGTATTACCATAGCTACGTTGAAACCAGCGACGAGCAAGAAGATAGATCGTCTTAACTTCAACAAAACTGGTCAGGAGTTTTTCTTTTGTGATTGTTTCCATGACTGTTCACCGTACCAAAGGGAATGCGGCCTCCGGGAATCGAACCCGGAACCTAGAGGTTAACGTACTACTTCAGTTTTCACTGCCCTTGCGGTTTGTAGTCTGGACTTTACCTTCACCATTGTTTTTCAACTTTAGGTGCTGCCCGTCAAGTCTCTACACCTTCCTAAAATTAAAAAATAATCTTAGGCTTGGCTCGGTATTAGCAGTTAAGCCTTCACCGAATTTGAGCAGTTCTACTCCAAAAGTTTCCTTTTAGGCACTCTTAATTTCAAAAGCCCCTTGCTCTACCAATTGAGCTAAAGCCGCAACTAAAACACAACCGTACCAAAAACAAAACAACCCGTCAACCCCCTCCCCTCCCCACATTAAAGGGGAGGGGAGAAGATTAAACAGATCACTCAACCCCAAGAGAGGCGAGGATAGCAGCGGCCCGCTCCGCAGTATTACTAACCCGGCCCGAACCCTCAAAGCGAGGGATATTCAGACCATGCTTCTTGCGAAGCTGTGAGAGACGAACCGACACCGAACCGGGAACAATTCCCAGAGCATCGGCAACATCCTGCACACTACCACCAGCCCGCTGCGTCTCAATGACACAGGTGAGAAACTTCTCAAGAGAAACACCGGCCTGTCCAACTGCACGACCCATAATAATTAAACTCCTGCTTTAAACAACCCTGACTTCCCGACTCACGTTGAATCGGGCTTAACCCTAAACCGTACCAGAGAGAAACATCAACCTGCGAAACTCTGATTAACTACTTTGAACTTCCTTTTTTAACTTCGTCCGAAGTTACATGAATTAAACCAACTTTGGTCAGGAATTATTGGAGAGTTCACATTCAAGTCTTGAAATCTTATCCTGAAGTTTTAGAAACTGATTGTAAAGTTTTTTATCGACAAAACACAAGTCTTCATCTTCACCATCATACTCTAATGAAATATCAATGCTGTTAACAATTCTAAGAGCTAGTTTTGCTAGTTTTTTATTTGACGTTTCAATTTGAGTCTTTATTTTATTTTTCTTATAATCAGGCTCAAACGAAGAAAGCATCTCATTTTTATTCTTCATATCTTCGCCAAACTACCTAGAAACAATTCTTTTTCACTATAGAGAAGATTTTGGTATTCATTAGCAAAAACAGGGAGTTTCCCTTCATCGTTAATAACATCCATACTCACATAATCACTTCCCTGCATACCCTGTTCGCTATAACCAACTTTACTTAGTGCTTTTCCACTAAAACCAAGTTCAATCAAACTCTTTCTGAATGTAGCGAACCAGAGCTTATCGGTATAGATCAATCCATTCTTATTAACATTCCAAGTTCTTTTATCCCAATAGGCTCTTAATTCAAAACTACCCTGGCTATAGTAATAGAAAAAATTGCTTGGCTGGGCTACAACTAAATCTAACTTAACAATACGAACATCTTTATCAACCCGATTCCAGAAGCCTTCACCATCAGTAGTGGTAATAAAGTCTACAGGTCGTTCATAGTGATACAAGTTCGTGTAAGGTTGAGATTCAATTCGGGGAATTGGCTTTAGTTTCATTTTTAAAAATTTAGTTTTTACACACTATATTATAGTGTGTTCTTTCTACCGTAAGATACTTGGTTCAAGATTAACTATTTTGGTTGAACATTACACAAAAAATGAATCCCAAATTCAAGACACTTGACTAGTCAAGAAAACAGTTATCATAATTTGGTTAATAACAATACAAACAAGGGCTTCTATCAACAAGCCTATTGTGGATAACCGCAAGGTTAAATCACAAGCCCAAAGCCCTTTAGGGATTGGGTAGTTGATTTAAATAACCGTTTAGGTATTCGATTAAAGTTTTTAAAGTAGACGTAGAAGCACTGAACCCAACACTAGTATCCTTCACATCATTGTAAATTACCACAAAGTGCTTATCTGGACTAATATAGGGAGGCTCATTATTTGAATACATCTCAACACTGAGCTTATTCACACTATCAAAAACAAAGGTTTCAGATCTACTCATCTGACTGCTCCGTAGGAAACATAAGATCAAAACAAACCCCACAAGTATGACTAATCAATAATTCCCTAGAATCTTCACTCAATTCAGGAAACAAATCCTGAATGAATCCCTTGCCACTTTTCCAAGCAACATACTTCTTGGGATTAACGGTGACACTGTGTGAACTTCCACAGAGTC